TCTTCTATTTTCTCAACGCCCCAATCAGGATAATCAAATTCACTACCAACCGGTGTAGTGTTCCAATCACTATCAGTTACTTTTATCGATAAATTATTACCTTTAATAGCTTTAACAACAGCTTTTATACCCATTCCTTTAAATTTTACTTTGTCACCCACTTTGAATTCAACACCGACTTTATCTGCAACAGATGGTTTAGGTGCGGGTGGAGGAGTTTCTTTCTTGGGCTCTTCTTTATCATACAGTTCATTGTATGAAATTATTCCGCTGCCAATTTCATATAAACATTCTTCGGGGTTATATCCGTTGAACTCTATGACTTTCTCATATTGTTCTTTATATGGAAGTACTTTATTTTTATTATAATCCCAGAATGTGACAATAATAGCTTTACCACTTGGTATTGTACTTTCAATTTGTAAATCTAAATTTTCAGGTGGTTTGCTATCTGTATTGTCTACCTCAAATATTCTACCTTTCGTAATAGGATCTGAATATTGACTCATTCTACCCAATCCCTTTAGGATATTTTCCAAATCCAAATGACCGCCACCATTACTACTATCCTTTAATCGTTTGATACCTTTTTGAGCCCAATAATCCAATTGTTCTCTCTTATTAGAATCATACTTTATTTCTGGAGCATCTTCCATTTCTTTGATGTCTTTTAATACATCACCATCATCCGAATAAAATTGTTTTTTGTTGTCACTATATCCAAATGTTGAATTTTTGCCGCTCACATCATCTTTATAAACAAAGAAAGCACATCTATTTGCTGGGGTAGTATAACTATAAGTCTTTCTCTTATAATATACAGTATCAGGATTCTCCAAAAGTAAGTCTCTAAATCTGGTCATATAGTTATAAATATTAGTCAAACCTACTCTTATGCTTACTTTTAAAGTGTTTCAACCGTTCCATTATTTCTTCACGTTGTTTATCAGTATAAAACGACCAATCCCTCAACTCTTCCCAAGTACGTCCACATCCTTCGCATAGTTTATTATCAACTACTACACAGATTCTTTTACACGGGGTTTTCATATTATTTTTTTACACAAAAAAACCCGTTCATTTCTGAACGGGTCAATTGATTTTACTTTAAATGTTTTTTGCTTTTTCTATAATTTCTTTTAACTTTTTACTCTTTTTAGCGTCCATTGCGGCTTTCTTCATTGGTTCTGTTTTGTTGCCATCTTTATCCAAATCCAAAAAGTCAGGCTTTGCACCTTCTTCATAACACTCATCACATTCCATATATTCCATCATCTTATCAATATCAGCTTCTTCTAGTTTTCTACCTACATATGGAGTAAGTATTTTCTTGATTTTACCAAACAAGTCAGCATCACCTTGGTCACCAGCAAATCTGTTTTTGTCACTGTGTTTGTCAATTGTCTTGACAAAGGTCTTGGTAATCTTGCCTGGTTCTTCTGATTTTGGAGCTTTTTTAGCAACTGGCTTTTCAGCTTTTGGCTTTTCAACCTTTGGTTCGGCCTTTGGTTTTTCAGCTTTTTCAGCTTTTTCAGCTTTTTTAACTTCGGTTGCTACTTCTTCGTATACTTCTTGTATAAGTTTTTTTAAATCTGTTTTGGTCATAATAGTATTATATTGATGTTATAGAAATAAATATAACAATCAATTGGTTATAATTTGTTTTTTTATCAAACCGTCATACCATTTTCTACCAATTTCACTAAATCTATAGTCCCACTTTAATATGTAACGACTTTTTAATTCATTAACCATCGCCGTAGCATATCCTCTTCGACGATGTTCATAACTTATGTTTATATATTCTATACATACAATATCATCATAGCAGTTGACCTTGTAATACTTACAAAAGCCAACAGCATTGCCTTGTTTATTTAAAATTTCACAATTGTATTCGTCTCGGTTATTGTTGTAACCCAAATACGTGTGAATGAATTTCATAAACTAAGCGTGACACAACCAAGCTTGTATATTAAATCTCTTGTTTTCCCAAGACAAATCCTTCGGTGCTGTAATTTCACTACAAGCGTGAAACACACTAGATGGAAAAATAGTCAATTGATTGCTGGTCAATGGTAACTTATATGTATTGTTCTTGTACATAAAGTACTGTTCTCCACCTTTCATTACACTTGGATCTTGTACCAATGTAAGCGCAAATGTAAATGCGTTTTGTTTGTTTACCTCTATGCCATCCCAAGTCATACCACTAACAGATAAATCACGGTGCCAATTATAATAACCACCGTCGCCATAGTTGATGATATGATACTTATACAAATATCTGTATTTTGAATACGCGTTTAATTCTTCATTTTTAGCGTGGGTTAGAAAATCTAGTGTTCCTTGGTGAAAAATATATTTGCTTAGATTTGATATATAATAACCAAGATCTTGATTTTTTTCTTGGTTCTGTTTTTCAAACGGAAGCCAAACATCTTGTCCAGTACACAATGGACTCAATGGTTCATCTGGATTATAAGCAAGTCCATCATTATAACCACCACTCCAATGTGGTACACCAAAATGCGGTTTTAATCTAATAAAGTCTTCATATAGTTTTTTTACATAATCTCTGGGAAGAAAATTATCAATTACTACAAGAGGAATGGTTTCGTGTTCTACAGGAATATACATAACATTTATATTTTTAATTATACCAACCAGATACGCTAATTCTTTCTTTGTTTGAATTGTTGACCACCTGAGTTACACAATGAGGTGCAACTCCAGCGGTTACTTCAAAAATAACCAATTTATTAAAAGATGGATTAATAGCTCTAATGTTGTTTTTGTCTCTCAAATCCAAATATAACCCACCAAAATCAGGATTCCAATCTTTAGTTAAATGACACACAAATGCCAGCTTGCCATTTACATCATCTGTATGATTGCTTAAAAAACATTTTTCAGAATAACGACTTACAAATGTTTTATCACCCGTCGTAATATTTAGATCTGTTACACTATTGATAAAGTCTATCATTTCTTTACCGTTAAAGAAAGCCATTGTTTCATTATAAACAGTGCAATTGAACTTTTCCATTACCCCAGGCATTGTTTTAAAGAAAAAGTAACTAAACAAATTGTTATCTCTGGCATTACAAGCGTGTTGATACGCTTGTTCCATAACATATCTGTTGGTAGGAACATTTTGCCACCATTCCCAATCACCTTCATATCTAAGAGATGGCATATATGTAGCACACCAATGTTCTTTATTCATCTCAGTTGTATAGTACTTGTGTAACTTTTCAGCCCATTCTTCTGTCAAAAAGTTATCTATTACAACCCGTCTGTTTTTGATAAATTCTTCTTTATAAGCAGAAGCATTGATATTTTTTATATTAATCATATATTAGCCATTTAAAACATTTTTGACACATCCTTTTGATAGAGCTAAAATTTCATCAAGTGTTTCCTTAACTCTAATAGATCCACCATTCTGGTGAGATGTATTAATAACAGTGTGCTTACCACTAGGACTTGGTTCCATACTAACCGCTCTATCCAAATTAAATAAAATTGGAATATAAGTGCGGGTATTATCGTGATTCAGATCCAACTGATTTAGTTTTACAAAATGTGCCATATTTTCTATTAATATATAACGAGTATTTTAGTGGGTCAAGTAAAATATGAAAATATAATAACTACTTATAGTTAATGGCAGTTACTAATACATTTGGATCAGTTTGTGAAACTTGGAACTCATATTGTTTCACTTGGGGCGATTGTATTGCTTCTGTTGTTGAAGTTTTGGAGGGAGGAGCTAGAAATCCTCAAGAATGGGGAGATCATCCTTTTGATAATTATGAAGATCAACAAAAGGCATTGCTTGATTTTCAATTAAAGAATCCTCAAAAAACAGCTAAACTTGTTGACATATTATTAAAGTGTCAAAATAAAAAATATAAGAAAACTATTGAAATACCCGACAAAAAGATATTTATAAAAGTAAATGACGTAAACTTTATTATTGATACACTTAATGAGGTAGGCGTTGACATAAAAAATATAAGAAAGTATAACGACGATGAGCTACAAAATTTACTTGGATAAAGATTTTGCATTTGAATGTGAAGCAGCAATTAAAAATGCATCATACAAAAACAGTTCCGCTCGCTTGATCCTCGAAAGCGACGACGTAAATCTTGTGTTTTATGGCAACGTAGATAAAAATACAATCAATGTACCAATCAAAAGTTTAAAGAAATACTTTACAGAAAAAGATAGTGCAAAAATAAAATTGGAAGTTATTGTAGAAAATCAATTGGTTACTCCGTGGGAAAGTGAAGTTGAATTTGATAACTACAATAAGGTGGAGATCAAAGAAATCAAAAATATCAAACAAAACCCATTGGTGGAAATTAAAATAAAAGAAGAACCAAAAGAAGAAGTTATCGTTGAAAAAACAAAACCTGTGGATAGTCCAAAACAAAGTCTTTTAAAGAACATCAACGAAGAAATCAAAAAGATAAAAGCAAACGGAAAAATAAATAAAGAGGCAAAAAAAGAATTAATTAAAAATCTATTACAAAAAGGTTTATAATTAATATAATATGATATGCCAGTTTTTCCATCACAAAATCTAAATACACAAAAAATTTGTGAGTCATATCCAAAATTATTACAAGTATATAGCAGTAGCTTAGTTCTCGACGGTACAGGTAGTTTAATAAAATTTTTAAATCTTACATCAAGTTATGCACTCAATTGTAACTGTCCATCAGGATCGGGCGGTACACAACTATATACAGGCAGTACTTATCCAATTACAAGTAGTTGGGCATTATATACACTGACTAGTAGTTATATACAAGTTACAGGTGTAAGTTATCCAGTAAGAAAAATCAATAACAACTACACTATAGTAAAAACCACTGATTATACTATTCTATGTGATGCAACTAGTGGTAGCTTTGATGTTAAATTGCCAAATCCATCGGGTAACACAAACATTTATAACATAAAAAAAATAGATCACACAGGTCATTGTGTAAACGTGATGGTAACAAATGCTTCTTATATAGACTATGATGTTACTCAAAGTATTTGTCATAGAGGTACAAATATGACCATACAAAGTGATGGTACAAACCAATATTGGATATTATAATTTATGTCATACTTCGAAAAAACAAGAATATTATCAGCAGACAGTCCAAGCATCGATGCTTTCGGTAAATGGCGTGTTAGTCAACCAACCACATTATTCGATGGCAAACAAATAGTTGATAGCGGCAGTTTCTACTTTGATATCAAAACAACATCTGGCGGTACTGTAACGTGGAATAGTGGTAGCGCTCAAAGCACAATGGCTGTAACTTCTACAAGTGGTAGTAGAGCTATAAAACAAACCAAAAGAATATTTATATATCAGCCAGGTAAAAGTCAACAAATCATTTGCACAGGTAAATTTGATGGCAGAGTTGACGGCATAAAGAAAAGTATGGGTAGTTTCGATGATGATAATGGATATTTCTTTCAAACAAGTGGTAGCAGTTTTGGTATAGTATTAAGAAAAACAATCAATGGTGTAAGAACAGATACATTTGTAAGTCAAAGCACTTGGAACTTAGATAAAATGAATGGTACAGGTCCATCTGGTAATACCTTGGATGTAAGTAAAGCTCAAATTTATACAATGGATTATGAATGGTTAGGTGTGGGTAGAATTCGTTATGGAGTTGTACAAAAAGGTATATTGATATATGTACACGAAATAAACAACTATAATAGTCTAGAAACAGTTTACTTGCGCAATCCTAATTTACCCATAAGATATGAAATAAGTACCCACAAAAATACCACAACTGGCAGTTTGATGACACAAATATGTAGCACAGTTATAAGTGAAGGTGGTTTTGATAATACAGGCAAAAGAGTGGTCATTACAAGTAATAATGGTGCTACTATTGGTGCAAGTGAATATGACGCTGTATTGTTTATAAGATATAATAGTGCTACGTCTAAATGTGCTCAAATCATACCTGAACAATTAGATTTATTGATAAAGCCTGGCAATAGTAGCACCTTTGCCGGAAGATGGGAGTTATTAGTTAACCCAACGGTAACAAATGCCGTAACCTATAACAACGTTAGTGGATCGGTAGTAACACAAGTGGGTGTAGTAAGTGCTGGAAATGTTATAATAGACCCAGGCACAATTATAGCAACTGGATATTTTGCTGGTACATCAGCTAATAGTGTGGCGCAAATGGTAACATTGGATCCATATTATGGTTTGGGTAGAAAAATAGACAATAGCAGCGATGTATTAGCAATTGCTATAAAAACAATAGATAATACATACACAGTATATCCATCATTAATAGTTAGAGAATTAACATAAAATATAAAGATATATAAACCAATATTTATTGCTATAAGCACTACAAGAAACAACCACACGAATAAAAATACTAGAAAATAGAATCTCACAACTAGAATCTAAACAATAACCACAAAAACCCCACCAAATTAATGATGGGGTTTTTTTATTAAATAATTTTAACGATTTTTCTACTTTTTTTCTACTTTGATATATTCAATCACTATTTATTAGTATGGGAAGAAAACAAAAATATATCACAGATGAAGAAAAATTAAACGCACGCCGTGAAAGACAAATGCGTTATTATTTCAATAATCAACAAGTTAAAAAAGAAAAAGCATTAGAAAGATATTACAAAAAGAAAGGGGAAAAATGAAACTCTATTTGATGATAAAAACACATAATATAACCGGCAAAAAATATTTATGCAAAAAACAAGCTAGAAGTGATGTAGAGGCTGTTAAATACACAGGATCAGGTCTTAAATGGAAACCACATTTAAAAGAATTTGGCAAAAATTTTACTACTGAAATTTTGTTTGTTTGTCCAATTGAAAACAAGAAGGAATTTAGAAAAATAGCTATAGATTATAGTTATAAACTTAATATTTTAAGTGATTCAAATTGGATGAATATGATATTAGAAGATGGCGGTGGTGGTTCAACATCAGAAACAAATGGTAGTAAAGGTAAAAAATGGATTTATAAAGATGAACAAAGAAAAAGTGTATGTCAAAGTGTATTGCAAGAGTATCTATCAAATGGTTGGACTCTTGGATTTCCAGAAAAATTTAAAAAAATCATTTCTGATTATAGCAAAGGAAAAATTCCGTGGAATAAAAATAAAAGTTTAAAACTTCCACATGAATATACATCAAGAATTTATAAAAAGAAATATAATACAAATAAAAATAAAAAGAATGAATATACTAGTGAACTTAGAAGTTTAATTGCAAAAGAATGTTTAAATAGACCAGAAGTATTATTGAAATTTAAACAACCAAGAAAATCCCCAATTACAGCAAAAAATGTAACCACGAATGAAATTAAAACTCTTGGTAGAAGACAATGGCATGATGTTCACCAAATAGATTATAGGAAACTTTTGAAGGGATATACATCAAAAGGATGGAAGATGGTAGTGGTACCGGGACTTGAACCCGGAACTTCACCCTTATAAGGAGTGTACTCTAACCACTTGAGTTATACCACTATCAAAAAATGGAGCGGTGTCTCGGACTTATTTATTCACCGGCCTTCTCACTGGAATGTGAACGTGCTCCTCATAGACACTAACACCGCATTAAAATTGGAGCGGGTCCGAACTTTGCATTTCGCCTTTTAGTCTGGTAGACTAACGTGCTCTCTTTACACTTGACCCGCATCTTAAATCAAAATAGGAAGGACTAATGATTACCTCCAAGTTTCAGAATCACGACTGGTTATTCATCCACAGTCCACACGGTTAATTACTCCTTGTGTTAATGACTGATGGGATTTGTTTTTCCCACAACGGGCTACGATTTATCATTTATATTTTAGCTACGATCCCGATACGCTCAAATTCAAGGTTGTACGACCTCAAATTCTCCATAGATTTACCCTCCATAACTCTTACTCCAACCAATATACAACGTTTTTCAACGCCATATATTGTGCGTTACAACTAAACTAATCGTTGTTCCGCCACTATCTTAAATTGTTAAAGAACTATTGAAAAAGTTGATGGGACTTGAACCCACATACATAACGTCTATTTGTAGTTATATCGTTAATCGGCGGTTTTCCCCGTGTCTACAACTTTGGGTACCGACCTCCTGCTACGCCATTCGCTACAACCTTCTCAATTGAAAAATGGTAGGCGTGAGTGGATTCGAACCACCGCTTTACAGATTTTCGTACCACTATAATTTTCATTACACATTTCTGTTTTGTGGTCTGGACTTTCTCTTCATCATAACATTTCTGTTTTAGATGTTTGCCGTTAAGTCTCTACACCTTCTCATTTCTGAGCTTGGCTCGGGATTGGCAGTTAAGCTTTCCCCGAATTTGACAAATTCTACTTTAGAGATTTCTCTCTAAGCACTCAATTTACGCTAAAGTCTGTTGACTCTTCCGCTGGTCTACACGCCCATTTAAATTACTTACAAAGAACTATTACTTACTACTCTTTCATCTTACCACATCTTACTTACTTGTCAAACAAGTTTTTCAGAAAAAAATGGTAGGGATGGAGGGACTTGCACCCCCACGGTTTTACCCACGGCTTTTTGAGAGCCGCATGTCTTCTGTTCCATCACATCCCCGTTTTTAAAATGGTGGTTCCGCCCGGATTCGAACCGAGACCGTGCTCAAATCTAGAGCTTATCAACGTTATAAGCGTTGCGTTCTACCGTTAAACTACGGAACCACTAAATGGTAGCGGGGACAGGATTTGAACCTGTGACCTCCTGGTTATGAGCCAAGCGAGCTGATCCGGGCTGCTCCACCCCGCAAATTGTTTTGTTAAAGAACTAACTAAAAATTATCTTATCACACATTGATGTTTTGTCAACATCTAAAATCGTCGCCGGTCTTTTAATTGGCGCTTTAATCCTCTGGTGGGGAACCAACTCAAGTGTCCTATTAATCGGGTATTCTCCGGGCGTAAATGGTTGGAACGGTGGGTGCTGCCCCCACTTAAACTGGCTTATGAAACCTGTTTCTTTGCTGAAAGCGCTCCAATTAAAATGGTTGCTGAAGCGTAGGAATCGCACCTACTTAATGAGTGGTTATGAGCCACCCCCAGATCTAACCTGCCGCCAGCTATTAAATTGTGTTGGTTTCGATAATACACGGAGGTTTATTTCAACGAACTAGCGTTTTTTATTGACTCACAATTATCATTTTTTTCTCAGGTTTGTACGCTTTTCAGCGTTCCATCAATCTGATACTCTATTTTCCACCAACTAAAATTATCAAAAGAACAAATTAAAAATTGTGTTGGGTGTGTTTATTGAATACTCTATCCACCCAACAAACAGAGTATACCATACGCTAACCCCGCAACCAAGAAGTTTTTTAAGAGATCTTCCATACTCTAGGGGTGTTATGGTTTAACGCCCTCCACCAATCAGTTTTATCTTCTGGATAACTGATCAACCAGTAATGGTAGAGCCACAGAGAATCGAACTCTGATTACTGCCTTGAAAGGGCGGTGTCCTGGCCGTTAGACGATGACTCCGTTAAATTGGTGGGACCGGACGGACTTGAACCGTCAACCAATTCGTTAAAAGCGAACTGCTCTGCCAATTGAGCTACGATCCCATTAAAATTTGTTAAAGAACTTATTACAAAATCATCTTACCACACATTCTTAACTTGTCAAGTATTTCTTTGTTCTTTGTTGGTGACCCCCTTCGGTTAAAGGCCGAGGCAGTTCCGCCATACGTAGATGTTCTAGAGGAGTGCTTCTCCCACCGTGCTTAAAGAACAAAGAATCGTTTACTTACTACTTCTTTATCTTAACATTCAATTTTCAAAGATCAAGAACTTTCTTTCAAAAGTTTTGAGGTAAAATATAAATATAATCAAATATTAGTAAATTACCGAAAAAGTGGTGTCCCCGCCAGGAATTGAACCTGGACCAGAGAGGTAGAAGCTCTCTGCTCTATCCATTTAAGCTACGAGGACACTGAGATTACTTACCGTTATCAAGTTCTTTACGAAGAGCTTTACCAAGTTCAGTTAGCTGAAACAGTGGTTCGCCGTCTTCGTTATGACCGGATACATATAATAGACCATCTTCTACCATTTTGTCAACTGTTTCTTTAACTTCTGACAACACAAGTTCGTTATAGATTACTTCTGCTTCAAACTCATTGCATTCAAGTTCTTTCATAATTACTTGAATACAAGCTTCTTTTTCCTCGACTTTGACTTGTTCTTCAACTTTATCAACGTCTAAGTTGGAACAATGACTGAGCAGATCATCGATTGATCCGGTAAAGTTGTCTGTGATATATTTATCCATTGTATGGTCTTTTATTAGGCTACCCAGGCGAATTCTACGTTCTTGTAATAACGAACGGATCGCTTTGCGATGCTGTCAAGTGACTTACTGACATTGTGGGGAACACGAACATTCTTACCCCAACCATTTTCAGCTCGGCCTAGAGCAATAGCAAATCCCTTGCGTTTATCAAAACGATCACCAGCCTTTGTATTGGTATAACTCCAACCAACACGAACTGAGTCATTAATAACTGTGGCTACCACATAACCACGGGGTTGACCATTGCGGTCACGTACCAACTGCTTGAGTGTAGTGTCTTTCATATAACTTGTTTTTAAATGTTTTGGTTTACTTTCCTTCGACGTATCGGAGTAGATCACGATTTGGTTCGACCCCAATCTTTTCGTCTACAGTCTGCTTGATAGCAGCTTTGTAATAATACTGTGCGTATAGATCTGTTAGTTGTAGTTTGCGTTCAGCAATTTTTTCTTTGAGGTTATTAATAACTGTTTGAGTTGTCTTCGTCTTCATACTTTGAATTGTAACGTGATGGCTTTACTTCAGTATTTTGCCATTTCTTGTTAGTCTTTTTATTTGCTTTGTTGCGCCAATTTCCTTCGTTGCGTGAACGACGATCTTTGAATGACTTTCCCATATACTACTTTTAAAAATAAATAGTGTTAGAAAAAGGGATTAATAAGTTTTTTTATTAACCCCTCAATCTTTGAACTGTTTAATTTGCAGAAGTCTGAGACGATTCAGCAGTAGTAGTTGTTGACTCAACAGCAGGAGTTGCGTCGTAGGTATACACGATACTTGGCTTACCACGCTTACCGGTCTTCTGTGATCCACTAATCTTGTATCGACCAGCGGTTACATTACGCTTAACGTGCATCCGAATTGTCGGAGCCTTAACGTTGGCGTTGATGTTAATCAGATCAACAATAGTGAAATTGCGATCAGTGATTTCGTTTACTGCGGTTGCCTTACGGCCTGTCTTGTTCTTGTTCATATTTTTTATTTTTTGTTAATGTTAACCGACTACAAATTCATCTTACCACATACTTTAAACAATGTCAACGTTCTTTTTTTAAATCTTTCGAGCTGATTCAAAAACCAGAGCATTGGTGAGATCACCAAAGCCATAACGCTTGCCATTTCGATCAAACGTAGTGTCGCTGCTCTTGCTGTAATAACCAACGTTCTCACCATTAGGACCGTGAGCGTAAATTACGTTGCCACTGTCCTTTACATATCCAATTCGGACGTTCTTACCATCCATAATATATTTTGTACTCATATTTTGTTTTTAGTTGTTATCAATAAAGTTACGATAAAATCCCATCACAATTCCACTGGTAGTACCCACATTAAGTGAACGTACACTACCATACGCAGGAATGGTTACAATATAATCAGCATTGTCAAGAATATAATCACTCAACCCACTCTTTTCTTCACCAAAGACAAACATTGGCTTATCTACACCAGTAAATACCCAGTGGTTAAAAATAGATACAGTCTTGTCACTATACTTGGGAATGTTGTTTTCTACTGCAATTAGTGTATAACCATTGTCATTCACATACGCAACAAAGTCTTGTTCTGTCTTGATGTGACTAAGATCGGTGTAATGATGAGTGCCAACAGTACCACGGCGATCCCACTGCTTACTACCACCAACATACATTGCTTCCTTGAAGCCAAAGAAGTTGGCGTTGCGTACTAGAGTGGATAGATTAAAGTCACCGTTAACGTGCATCATAGCAACACCAGCGTCAATACAGGTGTCCTTACAATACGACTTGATATCGTCCACACTCTTGTTCTTCAGATGATCCAAAACATTCATAGTAAAATTACTTTACCACGAAGTTTATAATAAGTCAATTCTTTTTCTTAATTGTCTTTTTGGACTTATTCTCTGATTCTTTTGCATATTCCACAGGAGAGTTTGCAACTGTAGATTTGCTGTTAGCATATTCCTTTTCAGCTTCTTCAATTACAGCTTTAACAAAATCTGTAAGTAGACCGCTCCAATTATTTCGTTCACTATCTTCTACGATTGCCAGTTTTTTCCATCGTGGCAATTCGTTGAATTTGCGTTGATATACTGTTTTATAGAATGATGCAGTCATATAGTATAAATATTAAAATGAAGTACTCAAACGACTAGCATATGCCATATTGCTAGCTTTTCCTTTGCGGTATGACACTTTGGAATAGTTGTCAAATGCTTTCTTTGAAGTGATTACAATACTACCCGCAGTTTTGTGTCCAAAATGCAAATAACCATACTTTTGGGTACGTTTAGCGACTGATTCGCCACACGGCAAACAAATCTTGTAACCAAGTTCATAACGTTCAGGATGAATTTCATTTCCACAACCACATTTGATCATATATAAAAAGTGTACATCAAGCTGTGGTTGCGGTCAATAAAAAAAGCGTACCGAGTGGTACGCTTGTTGTTTTTAATTGGTAGGTTCGTGGTGATAATCAGATCGAAGGTGAACTAGTTCAGCGTGTAGCTTGTTGAGTTCAGATTCGTAAATATCCAATTTACGTTCAATGTCACTGATTTTTTGTAGTCTTGCGTCGAGAATATAATCTGGATCTGAATGTTCTCTGTTCTTAATATCTTCTTCTAGAGCACAACCGATGTGATTTGTGCCAAAAAGATACTCAACGTCATCATTATAAGTATTTTTACCGCAGTAACTGCAAGTCCACTTTTCTTTTCGTTCATCTACAATAATTTTATCTAACCTAGTTAGTGTTTCTACAACTTCGGTATTAGATTCAGCGTTAAGAATATCATATGCCCAATTTAAAGCATTGTCTTCACGGTCTTCTAATTCTGGGTAAAGTTTGATTAGTTCTTTCTCAATTAGATTGATGTATGGATCAATTTGTTCTTTTTGAATTGTACGCAATGCTTTTGCGTATGTTAGTATGATGTTTTTGCTTATTGTGTTATTCATATTAGTTTTTGATTAAAGCTCTTAATACTTCTTTAACTGTGAAGTAGAATATAAACGGAATTAGTACCGCAAAGAAAATTGCTAATACTAATATTAGTCCTAATGCAAATATAGTACCAAAGATCAATCCAAGAATCAAGTTTATAATTTTACTCATTTTTTTAAAAATCTATTGTATATTAGTTTGCCAAGATTTGCTGCAAATTTACGTGCTTTCTTTTCTGGCAAATCAAAGAAATGTGCGTGAAATACTTCTTCTATCAAGACGTTTAGTTGTCTACGTGATTTTAAATTGGGGTCTACAATTATTGAAGGATGTTTACTATTGGGATTGTAACATAGTCCAGATGCTTTATATTTACCTAATGGTTTATTATAATTTACATTGTATTCTACCCCTTCAAAATTCTTAAATTTCATTATTCACCTTTCACAAAACTCTTCTTTGTTTCTTTAAGAAGAATACTAATATCATCAAGACTACGTATTCTATCACGATATAAAATTTCTGTTTTCACTCGCTCTTCATCAATAAGTTTAATTAACTCATTGAGTTTTTGCATAGTAACTACTGGTTTCGTTCGTTCAAATTCATTTACATTCATTTAGAAACTCCTTTAATTGTTTTTGGTTTTCTGTATTTAAAATAACGAAATCAGACCATGGTTTACCATATCTAAGTATTTGCCAGCACCATCTTAGTCTTTCTGTCCAACATAATGTTCTACCTTTAAGTCCTCTTTCAAACAAACTCAAAGACACTTCATTTTCATCTTTAAATTTTTCTACAAGAAGACCGTGTTCATAACAGTCACAAATCAAAAAAATTGAATCTTGATCTTTCATAATTGTGTTTTAATCCAGTTAAATGTTTTTTCAATACCAATTTTAAGAGGTTGTGATGGTTCCCAGTTCATCTTTTCTCTATATAAACTATTGTCTGATTTACGACCTCTTACACCAGTTGGACATTTAAAGCCATATTTTTGTTTAAAGTTCTCTCCATCAATGTTTTTGACTTTGATGTTTTTATTTGTCAAGTCAATTGCCATTTGAGCCAATTCATTGATTGATACCATTTCTTCGGAACCAATGTTCACTGGTCCTAAAAATTCATCTTGTTTCATAAACCTCATTACAGCTTCTACGCATTCATCTATGTACAAAAACGATCTGGTCTGTAGACCGTCACCCCACACTTCCAATTCTGCACCGTCTGAAGTTTCCAATGCTTTTCTACACATTGCAGCAGGCGCTTTTTCTTTTCCACCTTTATATGTGCCACAGGGACCAAAGATGTTATGAAATCTAGCAATTCTCACATCTAGTTTATGATTTCTATTATATGCTAAATATAATCTTTCACTAAACAACTTTTCCCAACCATATTCACTATCTGGTTCAGCTGGATATGCATCTTTTTCAGCACATTTGGGGTTGTTTGGATCCATTTGATTATATTCTGGATATGCGCATGCGCTTGAAGAATAAAACACTTTTTTTACTTTCTTTTTAACACATTCGTGTACCACATTTAAATTGATCAAAGCAGAATTATGCATTACATTTGCATCGTTTTGACCAGTAAAAATATACAATGCACCACCCATATCTGCGGCCAATTGATACACTTCATCTGCATTTTCAGTAATTACTGATTTTACTACGTTTACATCAGTAAGATCGCCAATTACAAATTCATCTGCATAATTATGATATTCATTATTTTTAATATCAACGCCGCGAACCCAGTAACCTTCTTCTTTTAGACGTTTTATTAAATGTCCACCTATAAATCCCCCTCCGCCTAAAACGATTGCTATTTTTTTCATAACTTACATTTTTAAAAATTTTTCCAGTTCCCAGATCTTATAAGATATCCAATATGACACTGTGTGAATTTTGTTACAAACAATCTTTATTGCTTTGTTATAAGGTTTACCAAACAATATGTAAAATTTTGTTTTTTCAAAGTTTCGTCTCTTTGTCCAGTACTCAATATCCTTACGATGTTGTTCTTTACGTTCACTATTATCAGTAGCGGTAAATTCTATCACTTTAGCTCCAGTAACTTTACCATCTACAAATATAACATCATATTCAATCCAATAATCATATGTTTCATTAGTATCACTATCATACGCATACAGTCTGACTGTATCTGTTATAGGGAAAATTTGTTGCCACCAAGTTTTGATTTCTTTACGAGTTGGTAATTTTTCAATTAAACTTTTAGCATTTGGATTACCGTCTGTATATTCATACTCAGCACAATGTAACCAAAGAGTACCGTCTTCACGGATTTCATATACGTCCATTGCATTATCAAAGTCTTTGGTTTGATACTTGTTGTTACAATAACCCTTCGGATCTTCTGGTAAAGGAAGTGGGTATTTACATACTACATCATCAAACATTCCCATAAATTAATTTCCTCTATTTTTGTATTCTTCTATGTCGAGTAAGAAATTGCGAAATGCGGCGTGATCATCAAGGTCCGCTTGAGACAACTTCGATAGATTATAATCAGCAATATACTCCAAAAGTACACCAACATAATAGCCTGGAATGGTAATATTCTTACCATCAAACTTTAGGTCATCGTGTTGAATAATGATCGGATTGTTCACTTTGTCTTTAATAGTTAGTTCTTTTTCCATACTTGTATCCTAGTTTAACTATCAAACTGTGTCAATATAAAAAATTATTTCTGAATATAAAAAATACGTATATTTGATGAAAGGAATTATTCTAGCTGGAGGTACTGGTAGCAGATTATATCCGTTGACTAGTACAATAAATAAACAGTTGTTGCCTGTTTACGACAAGCCAATGATTTATTATCCATTCTGCACATTATTGTCTTGTGGTATAAAAGACTTTTGCATTATTTCTTCCCCAGAGTATTTACCTTCTTATGAAAAATTGTTTGGGGATGGAAGTCAACTGGGTATTAAAATTACTTATAAAGTACAGTACAAACCCAGAGGTATAGCAGAAAGTTTTATTATAGCTGAAGAATTTATAAGTAATGATTCAGTTGCGCTTATACTAGGTGATAATATATTTCACGGAATGCCTAGAGTCAAGCCCATACTTCACGGAGCTGTTATATTTGGTTATGAAGTTAGTGATCCAAGATCATATGGAGTTATTGAGTTTGATAGTGATAACAACGTAATAAGCATAGAAGAAAAACCCACTGAACCAAAAAGCAATTATGCGGTACCTGGCTTATATTTTTATGATAAGAACGTGGTTGAATATGCTAAAACACTTAAACCATCTGCAAGAGGTGAAATTGAAATAACTGATTTGAACTTAATATATCTTGACAACAAGCAGTTGACCGCTGTAAAATTTGCTAAAGGCACAGCGTGGTTAGATGCTGGAAGTGCTGAATCATTATTTGAAAGTAGTGCTTATGTTCAAGCTATTCAATCAAGACAAGGAATTAAAATTGGTTGTATTGAAGAAGAGTGCTTCAAGCGCAAATATATAAGCAAAGAGCAGCTTAAAGCGCTTATGGAAAAATTACCCAACAGCGAATATAAAAAATATTTAAATAAATTATTATGATTATACTATTTGGATCAAGCGGTTATATTGGAAGTGAATTTAAAAAGCAATTAGCTGAATTAAAGCTACCTGTTTTTCTTTGGCCAAATGCAAGAAATACAACATTTGCTGACTTGGAAAAATGGTATGAAGACACAGGATACCCTATTATAGGCGCTGTAATAAATGCAGCTGGGTACACTGGCAAACCAAATGTTGATGCTTGTGAATTAAATAAAGAAGCTACCGTACACGGTAATATTGTGTGGCCACAAATACTAACTGATTGGTGTATGTTGAATGATATACCTTTGGCGCATGTTTCCAGTGGATGTATATATGAAGGTAGACGAGCTGATGGTGCTCCTTTTACTGAAGAAGATGTGCCAAACTTTAGTTTTGCGCATAATAATTGTAGTTTTTATAGTGGCACCAAAGTAATAGGTGAACAAGTAGTGAAGAAGTGGGAAAAACATTACATTTGGAGACTTAGAATACCATTTGAAGAATTTGATAATTCAAGAAACTACATAAGCAAAATCTTAAAATACGATAAGCTTTTGGATGCGGAAAATAGTGTAAGTAATAAACAAGAGTTTGTAAGTGCTTGTATTCAAACCATAACCAAAAACGTACCTTATGGCACATACAATATTACCAATAGTGGTTTTATCACAACCAAACAAATCACTGAAAAGTTTAAGCAAACAATTGCAAAAGATAAAGTCTTTAATTTTGTTGAAGAATGTGAATTTTATAAAAATATTGTTAAAACTCCCCGTTCAAATTGCGTAATGAGCAATGAAAAGTTGTTGTCAACCGGCATCAAAATGAGAACTGCAGATGAAGCTTTTGACTATTGTTTAAATAATTGGACACTATGAATATACTAGTAACAGGAGGAAGTGGGTTTATAGGCAGCCACTTCATTGAAGAAGTCATTAAACGTGAGGATGTAGAGAAGGTATACAATATTGATTGTAATACTTACGCTTCGAATAAAAACCTTCCATTTCAAAACAGTACTAGATATCAAAAATTAACTTTAGACATTTCAACTCCAAACTTTTCTGACTCAAAGAAATATATTGACTCATTGAATTTAGATTATGTAATTCACTTTGCAGCTGAGTCACACGTGGATAATTCTATCAAATCCCCCAAAAGATTTATAGAAACAAATATTGGTGGAACTTTCAATTTGTTGGAGATATTCAAAGATACAAATATCAAAAAGTTTATTCATATTTCTACAGATGAAGTATTTGGTAGTTTAAGTTACAAGGAAAGAGAATTTAATACAGACAGTCCATATCGTCCAAATAGTCCGTATGCAGCGAGTAAAGCAGCTAGTGATTTATTGGTAAGAAGTTATGTTAAGACTTATAATTTTCCAGCTATAATTACAAATTGCAGCAACAATTTTGGACCAAGACAGTTTGCAGAAAAGCTTATTCCGGTTTGTATTGACAAATTGAAAAAGAAAGAAACGATTCCACTATACGGAAATGGGTTGAATATAAGAGATTGGATTTATGTAAAAGACCACGTTAATGCGATTATATGCGTTATGCAAGATGGTATTGTTGGAAAACAGTATTTGATAGGGGGTAACAACGAAATATCTAATATACAACTAATACATTCGATTGTGAGTGTATACGAAACCATCACTAAACAAAAAGTTGACTGGGAATGGTTTGAATATGTAACTGACCGTAAAGGACACGATTTTAGATATGCGGTAGATACCAAAGACTTTGAAATGGAGTTTCCTCAATTTAACACAACAGATTTTGACAAAGCTATTTTAGAAACGGTGAAATCATATTTATAATATGTGCCCATTAGAATTTATTCTAAAGAAGCCAAAGACTTAACTCTATTTGAAGAAAAGAGTTGTGCTAAACTAATTTCCTCTGGTTCCATATACTCGTTATATGTTGAGTGTTGTTCGCCTGATAAAAAAGTACCAAACAGAGTCTTTATGGCCAAAGAAAATGGCAAGATTATAGGGTGGTCAATAATACGATTAAAGAAAAAGATAGGTGTTAACGGATACTTTGAGTTTATGGTTTATATCAAACGACTATACAGACGTAGAGGTATAGCAACAAAAATGTATAAACGATCCAGAAAATTCTTTAATTTGGAAGACGATGATATAAAGGTATACAAAACTGATACTGCTAATATAAGATTCTTTGACTCGGTTATGGAGTCATAGATTCTTGTTATAGATAGCTAATTTTGGATTTGCATATCCAAATTTTTTAACCAATTGACCAGCTACACTATTAGCTTCATCTTCAATTTCACCACCAATGTCTTGAGTTGGTTCTTCTAACTTACCAAGTTGATTTTGGTGATGGTGTATTAGTTCGTGTGCAATACTACGAAGAACGTCGGCTAATCCTCTATCTTTACAATAAACCTTTACAAGACCGTTTTGAGGATTGTAATAAGCATATGTTTTTAAATCATCGTCTCGTTGTTTTACCAGAGATACCTTAAACGGAGTATTAATGTTTAGTTCATCATTGATGAATTTAATAAACTTAACGATAGCATATTTGCTTAATTTATCCATATTAGAGTCCTGCTTCTTTGTAAGACATCTTTACTCTGCCAGCATCAATCAAACGTTTGCGGTTTTGTAAATGAAGATTCTTCACGTTTTCTTTATTTTCCCCAAGATATTTCACAGCATAACCTTCCTCAACCAACAAATTGTTTAAAACTTCTTTGGTTTCTGGGTTGATTATTTCACCTAAAATTCTACCAAACTTTTCAACATCATCGCTCTTATGTGTACGGACTATCACGTGTTTCTTACTATTTTCAATAAATTCTTTAACATAATCTTTGCTAATCAAACCAAATACCTTTTCGGTTTTATCACTGGTACGGCTTTCTGGGGTATCAACTCCCAACAATCTTACACTTTGATTAGATAGAACCACATTAAATCCCAAGTCAATATCAACAACAATTGTGTCTCCATCTACAACTTGAGTGACCTTTGCGTGATATTCGTATGGCATATTATGATAGTGTTAACAAATATTTTAGCTTATTTAGTTGAGCCAACATTTCATCCCGTATGTTAAATAAATCTGTATCCGATTCTTCCAAAGATTTTGGCAATTCATTTACCAAATAATCAATGTATTTGTCACAAAAATCGGTTGGGGGCATATCTTTGTAATTGGATAATTCAATCTTAAAACCTTCTCGACTTTCTATCCTACCGTATTTACCCATAAAAACTTCGACAAATTCGTCTACTAGATCAGAAAATTCATCATAAGCTCCACCTAAAGCTTGATGTTCAGCATAACTTTTTGTTTGCCAATGATGGATTTTAAGTTGGTTGTGTAAAGTTAATAAGTTTGTGACTATCATAATAGATATAAATATCATATTTAGAATAAAATAACTAAAACAAAACGTAAATCTATTATTTATACACAATGAAATCAGTTATATATTTTGTTTTTAAAATCAATGAAGAAAATTACATAGACGACATACAGAGTCAGATAAATCACGATGTTAAACAATACATAATAACTGACATCATCAACCCTTCAAAATCGATTTATAACAAAGTTGACAATATTTTTTACTTTAAAGATAAAATTTCGTGTTTGAACGGCACAATGCATTTATTGAATTACCTTGAAACTTTCAATTGTACGGAAACATTGTTATTGAATACAAACAAACAATATGATTTGAGTCAGTTAACCTACAAAAACATATCAAATGTGAAAGAAGAGTTCGCCGTTGTAAATAACATTCTGTGATCCATCGAATGTTTTAACTAATTTATCATTTACTACAATTTTGGTATTGCCTATCAAAGACGGATCTATATAAGAATAATACCAACATCCAGGATGTATAGTAGTATCTTCGTGTAGTACATTTCCAACGTATATTTTTAAACGTACCGGATCAGGTAACAAACAACTAGAATAGTAAAACACTGGTTTGTTGTTTATAATGTCGTAGATAAAATTGCATCTAGAATCATCAATCAAATTTCTATATGAGTATACTTGATTGATTGATGAATATTTAAATATGTCGTTTAAATTGGTGTGTTCTTCAAAAACAACGAAATTATCAGGTTTGTATGTATCAACTAACTTAGTAAAAACTGTTTCAAAAAAGTGACCGTATATATCTATGTTGTTATTTTTGTACTCAAATTCATTGTAAGCAAAGTTTTTTGCAATTGAAAACATACTGTTTACTTTTGCAAAATGAAAATATGTACAGTACACTTGTTCGTTGCTAGTGGATTGTTTTTTAAAACAAAAAGTTATCAAATCATATTCTGTTAGTTTATCAAAATATTTTCTGATATGACAAAGATCGTGGTTATGAATAAAATGATCGTCTTCTATGTAAAAATAGTTATCATACCCAAGACATTTAGCATAACTAATTAAAGAACGTTGATTACGAAGTAAAGATGGAAAATGGGTGTCGTGGTAAAACATTACTTTGTGATGGGTATTAAAATCATACATAAAATACCCACCACTAGAAATTTTGTAATAGTCAAAATAAAACTTTTTGTCACACTTATGAGTTGTGTAATCGTAAATTATATGTTTGGATTTTTCTATAACATACTCAGGCAACAAGTCTGTAGTAGATAAAGTTATGATATCGTATCCCAAGTTCAATAACTGCTTGAAGTTTTTCAAACACATTTTGGACCGATTAACTGAATTGGGACTGGTTAGAAATAATATAACATTTTTAGACATAACTTATGTGACCACTTCAACCTTACACTTGGTCTTATTAAAAAATCCTTCGTCAATCAAATACTTAACAGTTAAATCACAACGATTTTTAAAATCATAAAAAGCGATCTCAGATGGTTTCCAGATACGAATAGTATTGGTATCTTTTATTTCAAATTTTATACCATTAACATATCCGCTTTTTTTAATACTACTGAACATTAATAATAAATATCTCGGTATAATTGAACGACATTAAAATATAGATTGTATACAAATATAAAAATTTTGATAGCAAAAACATTGCTGGATAAACTATATATTGAGAATGAAAGTAGAGTTACAAAGTTATTTAAAGAAAAAATTTCCACAATTGTATCCAGTTGATTTTTCATTTGAATGTGGAACAGGTTGGTTCAGAATTATTTTGTGGCTTAGTCGATATCTGGAAATGTATGTTATGCAACAAAATGAATGTGCGCAAAAACATCCACAGCAATATCAACCTGTAAAACCAATAGTAGCTCGTCAAGTAAAACAAAAGTTTGGAACATTACGGTTCTACTATGAGGGAGGAGATGAACACACAACCTCTATTATTAGTTTTGTAGAATTTATATCTGGATACATTTGTGAATCCACCGGTGATTTGGAAGATGTAGGATACAACCACAAAGGAGTTATACAAACAACACATACATCTCTGAAAAGAGATATAACAGACTTCAACTTCGTTGACGACGAAGAGTTACGTAACATAATAAAAAAATTAAAATATGAGCAAAATTATCAAAAAACTAATGATCAGTAACGAAGACGTTGACGACCACTCAGACGAAAAACAAAAAATTGTCTCTGTAATAAACAATAACGAACTATATTTCTACGAAGGAATAAATCCAAGCTCAATTCTTTTGATAAATAAAAACATTGGTGATCTATCTCGTCATATGTTAATAACCCAGATCACATTTGATTTACCTGAACCGCCACATATCAAACTTCATATAAACAGCGATGGCGGTGAAGTATTTAGTGCTTTATCATTAGTAGACAGAATACGTTCTTCCAAAGTTCCAATTCATTCATACTCAGAAGGATTAGTTGCGTCAGCTGCTACACTAATAAGTGTTAGTTGTCAAAAACGATATATACGTAGAAATACTATTTTTCTTATTCATCAAGTACGTAGTTGGTTTGAAGGTACATACGAAGACCTAAAAGACGAAAAGCAAAATATGGATTTGATAATGAAAATTGTTAAAGACATATACCTAAAGCACACAAAGTTCAAAGAAGAAGAACTTGATGAATTGCTAAAACGAGACATTTACTTAAACGCTGATGACGCTATTAGATATGGACTTGCAGACGAAATCATCTAGAAACAAAGAAGGATACGTGTATATTATTAGCAATAGTAACTTCCCAGGTTATTATAAGGTGGGTGTTACTAATGATATAAAATCACGATTACGTACATATCAGACATCATCTCCACTGCGTAACTATAAAATTGAATACTATATATATCACCCAGATTGTTATGGGGCGGAGAAACAAATATCTGAAAAACTCAAGTACTTTGCTACCGAAATCAAGAATGAATGGTTCAAATGTGACCTTGAACTTGTCAAGGGAAGAGTAGAAGAAAGTCTTGAGCCCGAAGAAAATGTCTTGACTTTTATAAAAAGAGGTGTATAGTTATAGTATAGTTATGAATACAATAGCTAATAAATTGATCTGTTTGAATCTAAATTCTAACTGGCAGCCAATTGGTTTCAAAACCGTAAAAGATGCAATTATTGATCTTTGTGGAGCTGAAGTCGATGGCAAGCCTTCTAGTTTGGCTTTGGACATTGATTACGAAATGAACGAAAACGGAGAACCAAATCTTTCGGTTCCAACCACTATGAATCCTGTGAGTTGGACCGAATGGTTGAAACTTCCTATTCGTCCTTGGGATCTTGTGATCAATTCAGCACATATGTCCGTACGTGTGCCAACTGTAATCATTGCTGTTAACTTTAATAAGATGCCTGTAAAGTCATTTAAAGGCAAACCCAGCAAAGATGCGATCTATAACCGTGATAATGGTATTTGTCAATACACCGGCAAAAAGATTGATCGCAACAGTGCTACCGTTGATCACATTCTACCTCGTAGCAAGGGTGGAGAAGATAGTTGGACCAATCTGGTATTGTGTTCACGTGATGTCAACTCCAAGAAAGGCAACAAATTGAATAGTGAAGTTGGACTAAAGCTAATCAAACAGCCAAGTATTCCACAACCAGTACCAGTGTCAGCTTTGATAAAAGAAGCAAAACACAGAGACTGGGAACACTTTTTGATGGGAGTTTAAATAATTTTTCAATATTTTTAAAACACACGAATATATAATCTTAATCGATTATATATTTTTTTTGCGTAGTTATGAAAAAAACCAAAAGCGTCACCATCAACATCAACGGAAATGAGGTAACATTAGAAGAAACCCAAATCAAATTCTATTTGTCAGAAACAAAGAAAAAGAAGGTATATAAGAACAAGATAGAAAAGTTTTTCACTAACTTAGGTGATATTTTTAATAAAAATAACAATTTAAGTTGATATTTATTGTACGTGGATCAATATAACAAATTTCTATTAGAAGCTTATCGGGGGGGACTACGTGCTTGGTTTGGCAAAGGACCAGTAGGCAGTTCATCTGGTGGGGGGTGGGATCGTTATGACAGCACTGGTAAAAAGGCTGGTAAATGTGGTGATGCTAAAAAAGGATCCAGTTATAGTGCTTGTTTAGGAAAAAAATATGCTGCCAGACTAAGAGCTAAAGGTGGTAAAAAAGCAATTGCTAATTGGGTCAAACGTAAAAAATCAGCACAAAGATCTGCTGGTAGAGGAGAAAAAGGCAGTGGTGGCAAAGGACAATCTCCTGTAAGAGTAAGTTATAAAGAATCATTGAGTGAAATATTTGTTATTGCTCAAAAAGAAGGTTTAAAGCAAGATCTGATAAATTTTTTACGTCAAGAATTTCAAAGTGGACGTTTAAAGCCAATTCACGGGGGTGTAAGTACAACCGAATTTAAACCAGATGATTGGTTAGAAGATATTGCGGAGCACACAATTAATCATTTGATCAGTTATTTTGAAACAATAAGAAGTCAAACAGAACGTAATATTTACTCATCTGTACCTATGGTATCCAAATGAGATTATAATATTAAAAAGATATTGAACGTTACATAGTTATATAGTACTATAAGAAATATATGAGTTACTATATCAAAGATACAACAAAAAACAAAGTGGTCACATTTACTGACCCAAACGAAGTAGTCAGTTATTTAGAAAACCTATGTCGGGTTAAACTTCGTAAAACACGTAAAGAACTAATGTTTGAAATGGAATCATTAGGTCACGGTCACGATGACCCACAAGGTGTAAACTTTACAACAATGATGGGAGAATATTTTGAAGTTGGTGCTTTAAAGAAAGATGGAAGAATGGTACGTACCAACATTCATGAATTAGCAAGAAATTTGAAATATCGTAAAGAAATGGGTGATTGATTTATGATTAACTTGGATATCAAGTGGTCTGATCCAGTTCAAATCGAAAAAGGTGGTGATATAACCTTTCAACGTGAGTGGACAATTACACCTGCTTACTTAAATCAATTCTTTGCTTACTGGAAAGTAAACAAACTGATGTTGAAAAGTAAAGGTTACGGAGTCACAAAACGAAATGAGGACTGGGTTCTTACAGAAACCAAAGATAATCCAACACTATTCAGAGATCCAAAGAAACCCAAACAAAAAGTAGACGAAACACTACCAGACTATGAAGTAAAATTGCCAGATGGTTTACGTCCGTGGCAAGTTGGCGCTGTAGGCAAGATAGTATCTTCACTCAAGAAGTGGGGTGCTGCCGTTGATGGTAGCGACGTAGGCATCGGCAAGACATACACTGCAACAGCTGTAGCGAGAGAGTTAAATATGGACATTATGATTGTATGTCCTAAAGCAGTTAAAGAATCGTGGAAACGTGTTATTAAGAACCACTTTAAAATGTGGGGCAAGTGTGTAGGTATTACTAACTATGAAGCTCTACGTACTGGTAAAACTGATAATATATTTGCCTCTTATGTAAAACGTAGAGATACCCACCGTAAAGAATTTGTCTGGAAAATACCTAAGAATACTCTCATTGTATGGGATGAAGCACAAAAGTTAAAGAATGCCAAGACCAAAAATAGTGAAATGTGTATGGCAGCACTTAAACAAGGTTACAAGATGTTGTTTTGTAGTGCTACAATGGCAACCAATCCATTAGAACTACGCACTGTTGGGCAATGTATTCAGTTGTTTAAAAACAACAAACAGTATTATGAATGGGCATATGCACACGGTGTTACTAGAGGTAGATTTGGATTGGAGTTTCGTGGTAATACAGATGCTTTGAAGAAACTAAGCAATGATATATTTGTTAACAGAGGCGTTCGTCTCAATCGTGATGCCATTCCTAACTTTCCAGAAAGTCAGATTATTGCTGAATGTTATGAAATGGAAAAAGAAGATCAAGACAAGATCAATTCGGCTTATGCGGAAATGCAACTTGAGTTGTTGAAGATTGAAAAACTACTCAAGAAAGACAAAAAGAGCACAGAACTTACAGCTATTTTAAGAGCTAGACAAAAAGTGGAAATGATTAAAGTTCCACTATTTGTAGAAATGGTTGAAGAAGCTCTTGAAAACAATATGAGTGTTGCTGTATTCTTAAACTTTACAGAGACTATTGAAGCACTCAGTCAAAGGTTGAATACCAAATGCATTGTTAATGGTGAAGCTAAATATGCTAAAGCTCGTCAACAAAACATAGATGATTTTCAGGCAGATAAACAAAGGGTTATATTAATAAATCTCGCTGCTGGTGGTGCTGGTTTGAGTTTACACGATGTTACTGGTAAGTATCCTCGTTTGGCTTTGATCAGTCCATCCTATTCAGCTGTCAATATGAGACAGGCTACTGGTAGAGTGTGGCGTGATAGTGCAAAGAGTAAAAGTATACAGAAGATTGTGTTTGTGTCAGGCACAGTCGAAGAAAAAGTGTGTAACAGTGTAAATCAAAAGTTAGCTAACTTGGATTTACTTAACGATGGAGATATGAACTATGTCTAAAGAAAAAAATAAATATCTAGTAAAGTCAGCTAATTGGTCTATGACTGTACAAGTTGATGAATCAATATTCAACGATCCACACATAGAAGCGTGTACAAAGTGTATCGAAGACAAAATTAAAAATTTAAGAAACGATGATGACTTTTTAGTTAATCCCATAATGATAGTTAAATCGTTAAAAAGAAAAAATAGCAAAGAAAAAATAGTAAACACTTATAAAGTGCTTTTAAACGCTTCTTTTCCGTATAGAGCAGAAACATTGCGTAGAGTGTTTTATGATAGCACAGAAATAGATTTAGCGAAAGAGCCGTTATCATCATCTAAATTCTAATGGACAACATATTCGACAATCAAGAAATTACCCGTAAGTTAAAAGAACTTGATGAACTTAAAAGTAAAGTTGAAAAACTATTATCGTTAAGTGAATTGGGTGAGGATGTAAAACAAGAAATTGAAAAGATAAGAATTTTACAATCCAAGGGTATAACTATTCCGCATTTAGAAAAACAATATGCGGACCAATTATACCCCAAGAGACCAACAGATGGTAATAAAAGAAAGCCTATTACAGAGTCTGAAATTTTAGAAGCAATTGAAAGAACGCCTTCAGCTAGAAAAGCAGCTAAATTTTTGGGTGTAAGCTATCCCACATTTAAAACCTATTCTAAAAAATATGGTGTACATAAAACCAAGGGATGGCCAATAGTAAAAAGTGTACACATAAGAGGTCCAATTAGTCCATACAGAGGAAAATATCCTATCAATGATATATTAGATGGAAAACACCCAGAGTTTCCAGTTCATAGATTAAAAGATAAATTGATTAGAGCCAATATTAAAAAACCAGAATGTGAACAATGTGGTTTCAAAGAAAGAAGAATTGTTGATGGCAAGTTACCACTGTTACTAAACTTTGACGATGGCAATAACAAAAATCACAAATTAGATAATATGAGACTATTATGTTATAATTGTACGTTTACCAGCGGAAAAGGTTATATTAGCAAAGGTCCAAAAATATTTGATCCTGATATATTGCAAGACAGTAAAAAGATTTTAAGACAAAGATTTTAACCCATATATATAATATTATAATGAATAATATAAAACATCTATTGTCGCAAAATGGCATATTGGCATCATTCAATATATGTAAAAAAATTAGTCCTACAAAAATAAAAAGCATAAAAAAGAAACTGTTAGATAAAGGTGTTGCAAAAGATAAACTAGAGGATGAACTTTACAAACACATTGCAAACAAACACGTAGATAATTCAGACATAGAAGATATACCAGGTATAATATTAGAAGGTGTACCACCTAAAATTAAAATAAAGCCGGATGTTCAGAAAAAAATAGTTTCGATGTCAAACTCAGCAAGCAGTTACTTCAAGAAAAACAAATTAACAAAAGAAGAAATAATATTATATATACAGGCTGTGTTTTTTCTGTGTGGAATAACAAATGACGATGTTGTAAAATTTAAAGAAAAATATAATATTAATAATGACGCTGACGATGACTATTTAGATGAAGAGGACGAAGATGATGAACCTGGTTTTTAAATGAAATATCTTATGGAAATATATAATATAAATGATGTGGTTTCTTTCACAGAAAACAAAAAAGTTGCATTTGTGACGGGTGTTACTGGTCAAGATGGTAGTCTTATGGTAGATTATCTACTTAAAAATACAGACTACTTTGTAGTGGGGGGTGCTAGAAGATTGAGTATCAAAAACCACGAAAATATTAGACATTTGGAAAATAATCCCAGATTTAAATTGGTAAACTTTGATCTAAGTGATGCTCATAGTATTAGCAAAATAGTAGAGAAGTTAAAACCAGATTATTTTATCAATTTAGCTGCACAAACGTTTGTAGGTTCTAGCTGGGACTTTCCAGCACAAACTTGGGAATGTAATACAACTGGTGTGATTCATATATTAGAAGCAATTAGACAACACAAACCTTCTTGTAGATTTTACAACGCTGGCAGTAGCGAAGAATATGGCAATGTAGCATACACACCACAAGACGAAAATCATCCAGCAAAACCACGTAGTCCATATGGAGCGAGTAAATCAGCTGCAAGACAATTGGTTAAAGTGTACAGAGAATCCTATAATTTGTATGCGGTACAAGGTTTATTGTTTAATCACGAAGGTATTAGAAGAGGTGAAGAATTTGTCACACGTAAGATTACAAAGGGTGTAGCTAGAATCAAGAAAGCTATATCTGAAGGCAAATCATTTGAACCGATTGAATTGGGAAATGTAAAAGCCAGAAGAGATTGGAGTGATGCTGAAGATTTTGTTGATGGTATCTGGAAAATGTTAAATCAAACACATCCTAATGAATATGTTCTTTCTAGTAATGAAACACATACCATTGCGGAATTTGTATGGTTTGCTTTTAAATCCGCTGATATTGAAGGTGCTTGGCACGGAGAAGCAGAAAGATCGGAATTTAGTATCACCACAAAAGATGCAATTAAATATGAACCCGTAACATCTGTTTTAGTCAAAATCAATCCCAAATTCTATAGACCAGCTGAAGTAGATTTGTTATTGGGTGATAGTACCAAAGCTAGAAATGAATTGAAATGGGAACCAAAAACATCATTTGAACAACTTGTAGACAAGATGGTTGTCAATGATTTAAAACAAATAGGACTATGACTGACACGTATACATTATATAACAACACCGTAATGGATCATTTTATGAACCCAAGAAATATGGGTGATATAAAAGAAGCAGATGCCATAGGTGAAGTTGGCGCAGCAGCTTGCGGCGATATTATGAAGATCAGTCTCAAGATAGACGAATCTACACAAACAGTTACCGATGCAAGATTCAAAACTTTTGGATGTGGTAGTGCGATAGCCGCTTCATCTATGGCTACAGAATTAATTAAAGGCAGAACCATAGAAGAACTTGAAAAGAATTTTACTAATGATAATATAGTAGATGCACTAGGCGGCCTTCCACCAGTAAAAATTCACTGTTCGGTTTTGGCACACGAAGCACTGAGTGCAGCATTAGAAGATTACAAAAAAAGAAAAGGAATATAAATTATGTTTAACAATAAAATAGATGGTATGAATATGCCACAACCAAATGTTAATTTTGGACTAAAAGATACACAATCCGTACAATGCACCGAATGTCAAGGTGCGGTTTTTCAAAACGGAGTTATGTTCAGAAAAGTCAGCAAAATACTAGCTGGAACAGATAAAGATGCATTGGTGCCAATTAATATTCCATATTGTGTGAACTGTTTGGAACCGTTGGACGATTTGCTTCCGTCTGAACTTAGAAAACAAAAATTTAGTTTGTAAACCCACAACCCCTTAAAAAAGGGGTTTTTATTTGTAGTTATATTTTGTCTTGATCGTCTTTGGATAAAAATGTAAACAGTCTAGTACGTCTTTATCATCAAAAACTGCCCATTTCTGCCTATCATCATTATACCAATTGTGATAAACTTCCATATTAAATGGAGATTCTAGTGTGTAGCTGACAAGTGAATCTGTGATAGACAAAAATTCTTTTTCAGCACCAAACTTACCACATATAACTTTGTTACCAATTTTTTTAGCAGTATATGTACACAGACCAAATCCTTCACCTCTATTTAATGTAAAATATACATCTCCAAATTCGTGAATTAGATTTACTTCGTCATCACTTAAACTATCAAAACAAAATATAATAGGTGGAATATTATCATAATTATTAAGAAGTTCTGCGAACTTATATTTCAACATTTCGGTTTGCGCTACTGTAAACTCTTTGAAATATGTTTTGATAAACAAACAAACATTGTCATCACCTGTGAATTTACTGCAAAATGTAGATATAACTTGATTTATGTTTTTACGTTCGTTATATTGACTAATGTTATAATATACAGTGTTGTTATCTATAATACTTTTAACAAGATTTGATGATTGTGTATAAACACCGTCTTTGTAAATAAAAAATTTATTTAATACATTGTTTACGCTTAAGTTGTCATTGTGTACAAAGCTAAAAATATCGTGATACCAAACATTTATATTTTTAACTACGCCACTATCAATAAAAGATTTTTTATTAAAAAATGAAGGAACTATAACTTCATCTACCACACTTAAATTTATATAATCGACCCACTGTGAATGTAGATGAGTAGTTTCCCACGTTGTGAGACCGTATACTTTTTTTGAATTTTTACAATATTCTTTAACCTCATTCCAACCAATTGGAACGTGGTGTATAATCATTGAGTCATAAACAATCTTAGGATCATATTTGTTTTCACAATTAAAAACCAAACGTTCTTCTTCATTACAAGGTTCATATATGGATTTGTCGAAAACATTATTAATCCAGTGAACTGTATATCCATTTTGCAATAATTGAAATATATAATTTCTAGCGGAATAGCTATAACCACTGTAATTGTTCTGGGAAATATAAAGTATGCTTTTACCGTTTATAAAATTAAAATTCTTAAATATATGGGCAAACATTATTTCATATGTGTCCAATCTAATTATTTTAAAAATTACATCATTCTTAAAAAAATCTATGTTTTTGTTTAGACCCGAATAATATCCAGTATTAGTGTATAGGTTTATAACCTCGGAGTGTAATGGTATTTTGGTCGTATTATCTTCCCACAAAAATAAAGCATTGACATCATTAACATCAGTACCTATCAAAACTTCTATATTAAGAGGAGATTTTCTAGCATTTATCAGTTTGACCATAACAAAAATAACTATATTAAACTAATCAAGCAACATTTTTTTATTACTTACTTTTTCATCAATTATACCCATCTTTCCCTTAAGCATTCTCAAAGCAGCTTTGGGATTCATTTTGCCAAAGTTAAATCCCATTATTCCGTATCTTTGACAAAACTCTTCTAACTCTTGAATATCTTTTGGGTCATATTGTTGAACTACATCATTATTATAACCTGTATCAGTATCTACATTTGATTGTCTACGTCTCAACATAGCTTGGTAGGGATCAAAGCCATTAATAGATGATACAGGCGCACTCTGTTGACGCATTACCATCATAGCTTGTAAGTTACCCATACCTATTGTTGGCCACTCACTCATAAATTAGAAATAATAGTTAAAACCAAAATATTCAGACAAGAAACGTTTCAAGAACTCATTGTTTCTTCCTTTTAATTCTTTACCACCAGCATATCTCTTATACTCATCCCTCATACCACCCAAATCATTTTTCAACGCAAATTCTGTAAACTTAGGAAATTTCTTTAATGTACCCATATTGAATACAAAATCAATAAACATTTCTTCTTGTTTTGGAGTCAATTTCATACCACCAAGTTCCTTATAAACTTGATCTTTTGCTTTAACCAAATCTTTTTTCAACAATTCTTCGGCTTGAGCATCAGTTATACCTTTACTAAAATCTTCTCCTTTTTGGATTTTATGACCGTATCCAATGGTATCACTTCCACCTTCAAAACTCTTATGTGGAAACCATAACTTTTTTTGCGCGTCATATCCAACCTTACCTTGATTTTCTACCTTTTTAATATAATCAGTAAACGAACCAGATGATTTTTGAACGGATTGAGTCACAGATGGTTGATCAGTTTGTTTTATTTTAGCAGCATCTACGTTACCAGTAGTTGCTGCCAATCCCAAAGCACCAGCTGCTCCAGCTCTGAGCCAATTTTTCCAATCTTCTTGCAACTTGATAGACTCAAGAAGATGTTCTGCTAATTGTGGTTCTGTATTGAATATAAAATCTTTAAGTAATTTACCTTTTCCAGTAGCAACAATTTTTATATTCTTGTCTATGATAAAATCCTCTATCGCATCTTTTGTTTCTCGTCTCAACTTTGAAGATAAAAAGTCATAATTTGGAAGATTTGAGAGCGTTAAAAATTCACTCTGAATATCAAATACACCACGTACATAACCTTTAGCTACAGCGTTCTCGTATGTATCTACTAAAGTCGCACCTACTAAAGACTTATCATTATTCTTGATCCAATCTTCATGACTATTACCTACATCTACTACTTTACCATTTGGAGTGAACCAATATTTTTTGTAGTAACTGTTTTCATCCAAAGTTCTACCTTCTGCGCCAAAATGGTCTAGATGATGATATACATCGTCCAAATATTCACCTGCTAAGTTCAACTTAGCTTTTACCCAATCTTCCAATTGAGTATTTGGTTGCAACATTGTTTCCAACTCCTTTGCATCACTGTTGAGTTGTTTCAAAGCTCCCATAGCCATACTACTATTGAATTCTTTGATCATATGACGAACAACAGCTTCATAGATTTCTCTTACGGGCTTACTTTTGGTATGTTTACCAGCTTGTCTTAATCTTCTAGCTTTACAATGAGCTTTTTGACTAAATCCTTTTGGGTTACTACAATTAATGCTCTTCTTGTATGTATTACTCCACTTTTCATCTATTTGATCTTCTGGCGTACCAGCTTCTTTTTCATCACGATAAAACTTCAAGTAATCTCTTACTGTAGCTACATAATCACACGCGTGATTCAACTTAGCCTTTACCCAGTCTTCCAAATTATCATCTACACTAAACATTGACTGTAGTTTTTCACTATAATCAATTATCTTTGTTATATCACTTTGTGCCATTTCGGCATTTTCTGCTTTTAATTTACCAACGTGATGTTTAACATCGTTATTAATAGGGTGATCTGGATCTCCAACTCCTGTTGACATAGAATTCATCCACTGTTTTTTAGTCAATTCTTTCAATGATGCATCCGTCCAATTCTTTACATCTATTTTTCCTTTTTGATGTAATTTAATCAAATCTGAACTATTAAATGTGTATTTACTTAAACCATTTAATTTTGTTGTCAGTTCTGGAAATTGTTTGCCTAAACCAATTAATACCGAGTCCAAAGCACTCTTGGTTACGATGTCGCTCGCAGAAACATTTGATTTGCCAAGTTGTTTTATTTTTTCTAATTTACCAATCAATTTCAGAGCGTAGTTCTTATAAGATTGATAAGCGTTATAATTAGACATTGCTGTATCGTTTGATTCGGTCATAGATTGTAATTTCTTTAAAGCTTTTGCATAACTAACTGGTAATTCAGCTGTTTTCATATGTGCGGTTTGTACGAAGTCTTTTTCTTTTTTAGTTAATTTGGGTTTTTCAGAAGCAATTTTTGGAACAAAACTACTTACTAATTGAAATTTACTTGATGGATCTGATCCAGCCATTCCCATTTGAATGTATGTAGAATTTACCGGAAACTCAACCAAATACTCTTTTAAAGTGTTATATTGATTTTGTGTTATAGAGGTGTTCCAAATAGCTACAAAGTAATAATTTTTGTTTTGTAAAGTAACCAACCAAGATCTACCACTCAAACAAGTTCTTCGTAAAAACTCCATATCATCTTGCCCTCGATATTTATCTTTACGTATGTTTTGTAATTCTTTACTACCAGCATAAATTGTTTCTTTGTGGTCAGATCCAATGCGACCTTTTAATATTAATTTTTTATCACCGTCATTATAGATTATGAAGCCATATCCATTTTCTTCGGTTCCTGTAAATATAGGCGCATATTGTCCAGTGCCACGTTCAAGAGCACTTAACGTAAAACCTCTAGCAGAAGGTGGGGTGTCCATTATATCACCTGGACCCCCCACCATATATTCCACTTTACTTATTTGTATAGGATATGATTTCAAACCGTTATTATAAACTTTCCTTTAATTTACGAAGTGTCATTGCCAATCTAGCACGTTGACCCATTTTTCCACCCTTCTTAGCAGCTGCTGCTAATTTACCGGCTGGAATCTTTTCGCCTGCTGGTACGTTAAGAGCTTTCTTCAAAGCACCTTTTTTGCCTGGGTGAATTGCTTTTTGAATCCACTTTTTCTTGGTTTCATCAATTTCTTTGGATTGTTCAAATGTAATTTCACCCACAGTATCTTGTTCTTCACCAGCTTCAGCTTCACCACCAGCAGATCCTTGAGGAGGTAATTGATCTTGATCCATAGTTGGAACTTGATCTTGAGCTTCGTCTCCTTCTGGTTGTTCAGGTTGTAGTTGAGTCATCAACAAATCGTGTAGTTTTTGAGCAAGTTCACGATCAAGAGTGATAGTTACATTTTCTTTTTCTGCATCTACACTTACATCGTCTTGTTCAATCTCACGAATCATTCGTTTGATAGCTTCTTTTAATTCTTGTTTATTCATAGTTGTTTGTTTGTTTTCTGCATATCCTACAAAATCATATCCACTTCCAAATGTGCCTTGACCATCTGAAGAAACTTGTGATGGAAATGGACTTTCCATAGCTCTAGCTGGATAAGCTTCACTCATTCTCCAACCGCCGCCTTTGGATTTATACCATCTAGCTGCCCATCCATTAGCATAAGCACTTGGATAAACATCAAACTTGGATCTTGCAGCGGCCTTAGCTCTAGCCCACAAAGCGGGATTTGTTGGTTTTGGCTTTCTCTTTTTACCGCCTTTTTTTCTTCTTTTCTTTTCATCCAATATAGCTTCTTCCAAACTACTAAACACTTGTTCTTCTAATTCAATGTCAATTGTTTTATTTACAATTGGATCACTATTTCTACCATCTACTTGACCAATTGGAGTGCCACCAGCTTTTCCGTGCATATTTCCTTGTTTTAAACCGCCATTTCCAATTCTTGATGGATCATTAAAACTTTGATTTGGGTCGCCAAATCCAGAATTGTGTGATGCTTGAAATTCACTTGCAAGACCAGCTGACACCAACTTAGTATAATATTTTGGATCTTCTTTAAGATGATCCATTGCTATTTCCTTAGCAATATCAGGATCATTGGTGTGTTCCATTTCTATTTGAACGCCTAAGCTTAATTGATTTGCATCAACTTGGCTGGTTTGAGTATTATCTCCAACTCCGCCTGGTAACTTTGATAAATTATTAATCATTTTTCATTCCTTGTTGAAACTTTTGAAAACTTTTACCACTTCCAGCACCTGGATCTATCATCCATCTGCGACCTCTCATTACATCACTTCCCAAACTTGGATCGTGGAATTTACCATCGCCAATATAATGCCATCCTTTATGCAAAGGTTCAGGCTTACGATACAGTGGTTTATCTTTAGCAAAATTAGCCATAATCAACTCCAGTTCCTACGTTGTTTTTTCTTTTCGTGTAAATCCTTCATTATTTCAGATATAGCTTTTTCTTGTGGAGTACGATAATCTGGTTGTTCAGGTTCATCGGTTATATCCAACATATGCAATTTACTGTAATACTTTGGGTCTTTTTTAAGGTTTGCAACAACATTTTGTTTAGCTACCTGTTTATCTTTTAACACCAGTTTTTTCATTTCATAATCAATACCAGTGATAATTTCATCTGGGGTGACTTTGTATTTGATTTGACTGACATCTTTAACAAAATCTTCTGGTGGTTGACCAGTATAAGGTCCAAATGGAGCTATTTTTTCCATTGAATCTTTTGATCCAGCTGTAATTTTGCTTTTGTCTATTAAAGTGCCAAAGTGGTTGGGATCTTGAGATACATCAGGACTTGTAAAAGCGGATAAATCAGAAGCACCTGATACTGATCCTCCTTGGTTATATGGAAGACCTTGCATCATTCTGTCGCCGGTATCTCCTAATTCTCGTAATTTAGACATATACTTATAAATATAATCAACTAACTTTTATAGTTATAAATTATATATATAAGTGTTATGATCAGAATGGTAAATGAAATATACGTTACAGAATGCATTACGTTTCCTAGATGTGGTCACACTTGGTTAAGCCGAATATTAAAGTATTATTTTAAAAAAGATCTCAATTATTGTGAAATGTACAATAACCCCGATTTAATGATCGATGTGAATGAAAATACAAATTTACAAAAAAATCACGATTTTAATTTAAATACGCAAATAAAAGCTGACAGAAAGTATTTGGTACAAATAAGAAATAGAGAAGATTGTTTAAATTCTTTCTTCAATTTAGAAGTATTGTCTATAGATAAAAACTATACAAATGAAAATAATACAGTCAAATCACCATACAAAAACTTTAGTGATTATGGAAAATATATAAATTGGATAGAAGAAAAAAAATATTTTTATAATCATTTTTTAAACAAATGGGTTTTTAATTATATACCAAATTGTAAAATTGTCATATACGAACATCTAAAAAATAATACCTATGACGAAGTACATTCTATACTACAACATATGACAGATAAATCGATTAATGAAGAAAATTTAATTGACGCAATTAAATATTCAAATATACCTCATAACAAAAACGAACCTTTTAAGGAATCATATATATAAAAATTATACATACTTGTATTGATGCATAATAACTTTTAAGTTGGTTTCTAACATATTCAATCTTTGTTTTTCATTATAACAAAAATCTCCACATCCTGAATAAGAAGAAGGCAACCATCCTACTTTTTTAAAAGAGTCATCTTTTAATTTATCATATATTCTTATACCAAGACCAAAGTCCCAAGGTCCAACATCATCAACGTGTTCACTTTTATTTAAAATTGTACCATATAATTCTTTATTAAAGAACTCACACATTTTTTGAGTATTGTAAAATGTTAAAGCGCCGTTTGTGTAAATGGATATAGGAGCAGCGTGATCAATATTAATTGACACATTACATTCTTTGGAATAATTATATATATAATCTTGAGACGATTGAAAAAAGTTTCCAATTGCTAACTTAGGCATTCTAATTGCAGGAGTGCCTGTAATAATTGGCTCGTATGGCCACGATAAATGTTCTTGCCACAATGTATCAAACCAATAGTCTTTGGATATCAAACAATCCCATTCGTAACAAAAAAAATAATCCCAATTTTTTTCCTTTGCAATCTTTATACCTTCTACAAATGCCCAAAATGCATATTTATCACATTTTCGATACAAACCTGCATGCATTTCTTCCATTTTATTAAATTTAACATAGTTAAGCCCATTTAACTGTTCATCCGAATACACAACAAATGGTATATCGTGTTTAGATAATTTATAACTATTGATGTTTTCTATACATTTTTTTATACCATCGTTTATACTGTGTACATAAAAAATAATACCCACTTTTAAATTATTATTTATATGAAGAGTCTTTACCTTATTATACATTTTTAAAAAATCACTGGAATTTTCCGTAGATTTTCTTCTTGCAATATCAATTTGAGTGGCACTAGTATTATGACTTATGCATTTTACACATTTTTCTTTATAGAATAAAAATAAACCATTGGAATTATTTGTAAACGTAGACCAAATATATAAATCGTTACCAACGACGAATGTAGGTCTTTCATAAAACTCTCTGTCATTTCCATGCAAACGTTCCCATTCATTCAAACACAAAAGCAATTTATCTGTAGGAAATACTCCGTGAATAGGAGAAAGAGAATATCCCTGACGAAGAATAAAATCTTTTATAACGTCTACTTTATATAGACCTGTTTTTAACTCCACATCTAATGTAGTTTCTAACTCCACTTTATTTGTAATAAAATTTTCAACTGATCCAGTCCAAACTCCAAAATCACAATTTTCATTCAACAGATTTACTGCATTTTTTATCTCAGGTAATACTATATCGTCGTCGTGTAAAATAGTAACCCAATTGGTAACAACGTTCTTTAAACCTTCTATCCAACACAAATTGTTATTTTTTTCATTTTCAATAACAACAACTTTGTGCTTTTGAGAAAGTTGTTTAGCCCAATTTATATATTCTTTATTGGATCCTGATATAACAATAACAATATTATTTATTCCAGCATCAACAATTGATTGATATGATCTTTTACCAAACAAAAGTCTGTCTCCGTGACACGTTAATAAAACTGTATAGTTATCTAAATTAGATGAACTTTTTGTACGGGGAAATGAAAAAAATTTATCTGTATTAGTCTCGACATAACATAATTTTTTATAAGAAAGATCGTCTTTATAATAAGCTACATCTGACATTTTAATAAATCTAGGATCATTATTTTTCCACAATGTAAATCCTGTCAATCTAACACCCAATTTTCTATTATCTTCATTTATTTGACCAACACTTTTCTTATCTATTTCGCTTGGGATAAAAACAGAAGATTCAAACTTTATTTCAGATACATTATCCAAACTAATTTTAGCAGATAATTTTGAGTCTTTTTTAGCTGTTAAAGTTGTGTAAAGTTTAAAATCACTATCTTGTTTGTTTTTGATATAACATTTTAATGTAACATCGCATGGCGAATTACATGATTCGAATGATAGAAAATTATATTCGGAATTTTTTATTTTTATAAACGATGTATCTGATGACCATCTCCACGCATTATTATCTGCTCCTTCTATATTATGCCATCCTCTACCTAAAAGAATATTATCTTCTTCATTTATTTCTACATCATCGTTGATTAATGAAAACAAACAAGAAAAATGTTCATTATCATCACCAAATACATCAAAATTTACACCGTCTATTCTTTTATTGTTTAATGGAGTATAACCATTTTTTTGCAAAATTTCCCACGTGTTTTTGTGTATGCCGTTCTCTACTTCGTCATTAAATCTGCGACCGGATACGATCAATTTCTCGGTCATACCTTTTATATCTTTAAGATACAATGATAAATCTAATTCGTTGATATGTTGAAAAACCAACGTAGCAAATATAAAATCAAATTTTAAACATTTTAATTGATTCCAATCCGAAATCAATTTTAGATTATTGTAGTCTTTTACTTTTTTATTATATCGCAATACAGAGTATTCTTCTGCACGTGATATCATTGAACTATTATCATAACCAATTATATTGACGTTTGGGTAATTATTAGCAATTGCAAAGATGTTTCTTCCAATACCACATCCAAAATCTAGTATTAGATGTTGATCATTAGATATATAATTATATATAAACTCATCTGGTGATACATTATTGACTGATTTGTCTGTTACAATCAATCCCGCCAATTTATCTAAAGTGACATTATTTAGGTTATCCCAGTTGTTGAAATTAAACATATTAACTATTTATTTAACGATTTTATAATTTTAGCAATACAAGCCATAAACGTAATTTCTTTGTCTACAACCATACTACTTTGATATACATATTCTGCGATTTCTATAATAATTAATGTTTCTTTACCAACCGCATATTCATTGACTTTGGAATATAGTTCTGTGTAAAGTTCATCAAAAGATTTTGTACCAGCATCCGCAATTAACTGTCGGATTTCATTAAAAGACTTAGTGTTTGTCTTACTATTCTTTAGTAATTCAATTAACTTGGTCTTAAGTTCAAAGTTTGCACTTTGATTTTTGATCAACTTCAAAGTTCCATTTGTAGAACTCTGTTGAATAAAATTCACAATCTTACGAATGTCCGGATAAAAACTATCAACAGAAGTCTTCAAATCAGCAAGTTCATACTTAATAGATTCTTTATCCAAAATGTTCTTAGTATACAAAGCTACATCCTTTTTAGCAGGAGGTTCGATCTGAAACACTTGACAACGGCTAATCAATGGAGAAATAATCTTTTCCACATAATTACAAGTTAAAATAAACCGAGTTGTCTTACTATACGTCTCCATCAAATTGCGAAGTGACGCTTGTGAATTGGTAGACATATAATCTGATTCATCCAAAATAACAATCTTAAGATCATTAAAACCCATAGCAGATGCAAATGGTCTAATCTTGTCACGAACGAAATCTACACCAGTGTTATCAGATGCATTAACATACATCACATCACAAGGAATGTTGTTTGTTAAAATCTTTGCAACCGTAGTCTTGCCAGTACCAGCATTACCATAAAACAACAAATGTGGAATATCTTTTTTGGAAATAAAATCTTTAAGAATACTTTTAAGTTGTTCATTGCAAATATAATTGTCTAGTACGTTGGGACGATACTTTTCAGCCCAAAGACTATGTTGTTCTGTATTAACAGACTTCTCTTCTTCAAAAAAACTCATAATAGATATTAATCTACGCTCTTGATGTCAATTAGATAATAAGAACTGTTAAACAACTCGTTGTTAAACTCAACGTGCGCAATACCAGCATCACTGATCTTTAGTACAGCATTTTCACAATCACCGTTACTAGTGAGAATTTCTTTTAGATACTTAGCACTAAAGTGAATAGTCTTACCAAGACTATCTTTTCCGTCAACTGGTTTAACATCAATATTAATACGATTACTATTAACACTGCTGTATCCAATAGTTAGCTTGATTTTATCCTTCTTGTCTTTTGTAAAAGTCATAGTATCAACATCGCTCAAAGCACTCTTTGCTTTTACAAATGTTGTTACAAACTCTTTTGTAAGAGGAATTTCCAAGTTAAATGGAGGCAACTTCTTAAGATCAGGTACCTTTGGAATAACACTAAGATCCGCAGTAACATACTGTACATCAGTACTTTCACTGTTTAGTGATAGTGATACAATCTTTTCATCTCGTTTGTTAAACGTAATGTTTACATCATCTGTAAGTACACCAAGCAACTTCTTGAGTTTTGCAGTATCATTGATACCAATCTCAGCTTCAGACAAACCAGCGTCGTCTTTGATAGACACATAACTTACCACGTTTTTGTCATCACTGATAGATGATGTTTTGATCTGCTTGTTTTTGTTGTCAACGACCCACTTTACACTTTCAATGGTACCGTTGAGTGAATATTTGTCAATAAATGTATTTAATACTTGTTTCTTCATACGCTATAATGTTAACCGATACCAGCTTGTTTGTCAATTGTTGAATTCGAAAAATAACCCCACGTTTTCATTGGACTGATTTCTTTCAGACAGACATCTTATATTATTTACGAATAATTCAGATGGCGAAATATAAAATGATCCTATTTTATAATCTGCATATGCTACTGTACGCATTTGGTAATATACTTTTACGTTACTATCATCGTTTGTTCTAAACTCAATATAATATACTTTTGGATCGCTTAATCTATATAATTGATTTTTGGGAATAAACAATTTGTCGCATAGTATTTGATTGGTTGTAAATTCAATATATGGACCCCGTTGTCCAATAACAACACGTTCGTACTTATTTGCAATTACAGTATTAAGACTTGTTTTAAACTCCAAACTACATCCTTCTTCAGGTATAGTCAATAACTCACTATATTTTTTCATAACTTTTAAAAACTAAAGAATTCTCCCAATTTAACATCTGTCTCATTAGGATAATCCCAATTTAACACATTGTAGAAGTCCAATAATTTACCTTTGAGTTCTTGTTCATACATAGCATTTCTATCTACATACTGTTCAATAAACTCCATAATACGATCTGGATCAGTACCATCTGCTTTCATAGCAATACCGTCAATACCATATTGATTTTGTTTTAGATATACCCACTTGATCTTTTGACCGTGGAAGATCTCTGGTACTTCTTTGTCCAACTTCCAAGTCTTCAACAAATCATTATAAGCCAAAGCAGCCTTAGCTTGTGCTGGAGTGCCATCCATAAACTGAAATGGATGTCTTGTCTTTGGATTGTAATCATTATCGCCATTTTGACTCTTAAACTTTACACTGGTATTCTTAGCAATCTCAATAACTGGATAATTCGACATATTATCTTTGAATTCAAGAATACTAGCATCAATCTGTTCTTTTGGAAGTTTACGCAACATATCATCCAAGAATTTTTGCATAAACTTACGAAAACGAATCGGGAATGAAGTACGAACTACGTCAATACCCTTTACTTCCATTTCATCACACTCAATACCAGCTTTGTTGATGATAAACTGAGCATATCTCTTCTTAGCCAACCAGAAACTGGTCTTTGCAATAACTTCTTGTTTTGCATCAAAACGATGTTTCTCAATATTGAAGTATCGTTTTGCCATTACATCATAGAACTTATTAACAAATGATTGTACATCACCAGTTACTTTTAGAATAGCCTCAGTCATTGCCTTTTCATCATTTAGATCAATGTCAGGCATATTCTTTTTGATGATAGGTAATGCACTAGCAAAACAACTATCTGTATCTGTATAGATAACCCAATCTCCATCTTTCTCATTCAATGAACGTTTGAAACACTCATTGATAGCTTTACCAGTAGATTTGATAATATCTTGACCAGTTATGGTAACAGCACTCGCGTTATCCTTGTCATAAAATCTAAAGATCGGTAGACCCAATACACCATAGATTGAATTAAGTAATACTTTTTGTACTTTTTGACGACCATCATAAAATTCATATTTTTCCCATTCTTTTACATCTGCATGCTTCTTAGCTAGTTTCCGAAGATCTTTACGTTCATCGAACCACTTTACTAGAATTTCCGGAATAACACCAGTCTTGTCTTTTTTACACAATACACCATTACTAGCAATACTTAAATTGCTTTGAGTAACCAATTGTTTAAATTCTTCATTGGTATAAACAGTTGATCCCACGTGATATTTGCCAATCTTGTCTTGAGCAAACAAACGAGCATTAAATGCGTATAATCGTTGTTCAAGATATTGATTAAATGGAGTTTTCTTCTGAGCGCCATCACTTAGGTTTTCATAGTCTTCACGAATTTCCTTGGTTCGATCATCAATATAACAATCATCATATTCGATCTTATTAATAACCGCTACTTTAGTTTCAGGTGATAAGTTAAGACTGATGATGATATTCGGATACATTGATGTAAGGTCCAAGTCAAACACCCAGTCATAACGACCGGGAGTAGGAGCTTTAACATAAGCACCTTCAAAGCCTTGCTCATTGTCTTCCATCTGAGTCTCATATTCATCACGACCTTCCAATGATTTATTTTTAGCAACTTGTCCTTTACGACGAAGATACATAAGAATAGCACCCTCAATGAATCGGGAACTCATTTCATACCACTCGTATGGAACGTGACCCTTATGACAAATAGCCCTAGCCAATTCAATAAACTGTAACTTCTTTTCCAATGCAACAATGATTTGTACGTCGTTCAAGTTATATTCAATATACTTCTGAATATCAGCTTTGTATAAATCATCCAAACTACCCTTATAGGTAATCTTTTCCATACCCACAATCTTTTTACCAATAGCTCCGAGAGCATAACTTGCTTCTTGTTTGATATTGAGCTTCTTGTAAAGAGTCATATAATCCAAATGAGTTACTCCAGCTACAATAACTTTCTTATTCCAGTCATTGACATAAGCAACTCCAATAGGACTCATTCGTTTTGCATTATTTGCACCAATAGTATTCTTGATACGACGATACAAGTAAGGCATGTCAAAGTTATCACTATTCCATCCAGTACTAATAGTTGGTTGAATTTCTTCCCACTTGGTTAGAAAATGCATCAACAAACTACTTTCTTCTGTGAAACTCAACACTTCTACATTGTCTTTGGAGAAATCTTTTAACTTATATTCTTTATCAAGAATGAAAGCGGTATACTTTGCTGTTACACTATCATAGATAGCAATAGCTGTGATTTCTTTGTCTGCTTCGTCTACGTTTGGAAATCCACCTTCAGTACTAACCTCAATATCCAGATAAACAACACGATGTCCTTCAGATGGTTCGTCGCTATCTTCATAAGCATCAATTAAAATACGAGTTTCCGCTGGAACGTCACTTTCAAATAAAGATGGATCTTTTGGATTGAATTTATAAACTTTTTCCAATTCATCGCCATATATACTACGATACATTCCACCTTCACGTTTGCGATAAGCGTATGGACGATAAGGAACAGTTACATATCCCTTTTTATCATCCCACAAATGAACAATATTGTCTTTCTTTGAAACAAAAATATTTTGATACATACCATTACTATACCTTCAACTTATTCACAAGTCCAGTAAAAACCGAATGATGTTCTTCTTTTACATACTGCGCACATTGTAGTAATCGGTCCATCAATTTTTTGTGTTTAATAGCAACAAACAACGATGGTTCCAATTCTATACCCGCTAATACTGATGGGTTTACTTTATTAACGCAAAACCATAGCATTGCCAATTCGTCTTCTGTTAAAGAATCTAAGTGATCTAATTTCATTTTAATTTAAAACCAAAAATATTTTGACCGTAATTTACAAATAATGTGTTATCCAACTTGGATTTCAAAGATTGAATGGATTTGGTATGAGCTTCTTTTTCTTCATCTTCCACTTCTTTTATACTAAAGCTATTTCCCAATTTAGTAACAGTAGCTTCTCTTGGATTTAGTATAACTTGTGGGGTTACTACCAAATAATCTCCTTCTTTTAAATCTTTCTTTTTCTTGGATTTGTTATCCAATACTGTAATGTTACCGCCAACAACATACAACTGAGTATACTTATCGCTTGATTTTAAGAAGAAACTTGTTTTATTAAATACAATTGAACACAATGAAGTTAAAATTGTGTTGGTAGGACCACTTTCACTTACACAGTATAACTCTCCGTTACTAGTGAAGTTAAACAAAGAGTCTTTTATTGCAATAACAGATGGCAACTTAAAGTCATTGTTGTATTCAGTTGATGTTTGATTAAAATAGGTACTGGTGTTTTCTCGTTGATGTATAGCAATTCTATATGGTAACACATATGTAGCAGTGCTATTGGTTTGAGTGTTTACATTCAAACTGTTTGTAAGTGTAAAGGTATTACCAATTTGGACGTTTAATATACTAAGTTTATTGTTGATAACCTCGGTTATTTCAATTTGTTCGTGTGTATCGTAAAGATATAGATCATTTGCGACTATATCGACCGACATTAATAGGGTTAATAATATTTTGTTCATATACAATATATAGTTTTTATAAGTTGACTTTAATTAATTATACATTAAGATGATAGAATGTCAACTGAGGAACTTAAAGAAATAAAAAAGAAACGAGTCAGCTTTAGCCAATATTCTACATTTTTGAAATGTCCACATAAATGGTATTTGGATTATGTTAAAAATCTAAGAGTTAAAGATGATAACATTAATACCACATTCGGAACAGCAATTCATCATGCGTTTCAAACATATCTTACTTCTCTCTATAAAGAAGGAGTGGGTATTGCTGATTCTTTGGATGTAAAGAAGTTGTTTCTTGATAAGTTCAATGAAGAGATTAAAAAAGTAAAAGATGTAAATGAAGAAGAATTTACCGACTTTATTTTCGACGGCAATGATATCATTGATACTTTCTGTAAATCTGCTAATAGATTAAAGTATTTTCCAACCAAAGACTATGAACTGGTGGGTATTGAAATTCCCTTGGAAATTCCAATTAAGAATAACGTAGAATTCGTTGGGTTTATTGATATCGTTCTAAAAGAAAGAGACAAAGAGTACTATCGTATTATTGATTTCAAGACATCTAGCAATGGGTGGAATAGTTATATGAAAGAAGATGTAAGCAAACTTGCGCAATTACATCTGTACAAAAGTGTTTATAGCAAAAAGTTTAATGTTCCTCTAAATAACATTGAAGTAGAATTTTTCATTGTTAAAAGAAAACTATATGAAAATGCTAGTTTTCCACAAAGCAGAATTCAGGTATTTAAACCATCTGCGGGTCCAACTATCATCAAAGAGTCGATTAAATCATTTGTTGAGTTTCTTGATTATGGATTTACCCAAGAGGGAAATTATAACGAAGTAAATGAATATATAAAAGTCCCAGGCAAAGCCAAGAAAAATTGCAAATATTGTATTCATCACAAAACAAACTGTGATGGAAAAGCAAGTAAATTATAATTAATAGTAAACATATGTACATATATACATATACACATATGTTATGGATCAAATTGTTACTACAGTAAAACTTAATCAAGAGTTATACACTCAGTTTAAAGAACTTAATATTCGTGGAAAAATATCATTCCAAGATTTTGTAAACAAATGTCTGGAAAGATACTTGACAGATGATGCTTTTCAAACCGAAATAAGCGAGAGTGTTTGTCAAAAACTTAGTTACAATCAACCATTTCAATTATCTACAAAGGAATCTAAATGAAGAAGAAAAAAATACTATTATTGAGCGACGATCTAAGAATGCATAGTGGAATCGCAACAATGTCAAGAGAACTGGTTTTGGGTACCGTACATCATTATGATTGGGTACAAATCGCTGGGGCTATAAAACATCCAGAACAAGGTAAAATTGTAGATATGAAGGAAGCGGTGGATAAGTTAAATGGCCGTAATGATAACTATCTTAGACTGTATCCTGTTGATGGTTATGGAGATGAGGAAATTTTATTCCAGATTATGTCGCTGGAAAAGCCAGATGCTATTATGCATTTCACAGATCCACGTTTTTGGGGATGGTTGTATAATATTGAAAATCAAATTCGTGCCAGAATTCCTCTGACATATCTCGACATTTGGGATGATCTACCATATCCAATGTGGAACAAACCATTCTATAAGTGTTGTGATGCATTATTCGCAATTAGTAAACAAACAGACAATATCAATAAATGGGTACTTGGACCAGAAAATTGTACCAGTATCTTTGGTGATTTTGACAACAACGGAAACATTGTAAAGAAGGAGAACCTATAATATGCCAGTAAACGGAAAACATCTATTGCACTTGGTACCACACGGCATCAACAGCAATGAATTTAGAGTATTGGAAAAGAACAATCCTTTGGTTCAAAAGATTAAAAAAGAACTATTGGGCGATGGCGAATACAATTTCATCGTAGCATTTAATAGTAGAAATGCTCATCGTAAACATCCAGCAAATCTTATTCTGGCATTCAGAACGTTTTGCGACTCTCTAACAAAAGAAGAAGCCAGTAAATGTGCGTTGGTAATGCATACTGATAAAGTATGTGAAGCTGGTACAGATCTAGTAGCTACAATTGCATCTATTTGTCCAGAGTATAAAGTTGTTCTCAATGAATCACGTTGGTCGCCTGAAGAAATGACTGGGTTTTATAATCTAGCAGATGTACTAGCCAATGTAAGTTCAAACGAAGGATTTGGTCTAAGTGTGGCTGAAGCTATTATGTGTGGTACTCCAGTTATTGCAACAGTAACAGGAGGTCTACAAGACCAATTGGGAATTGTAGATGATAATGGCAATCCAATTGAATTCAATTTGGAATTTGGTACCAATGCTTCTGGTAAATATACAAAGCACGGTAAGTGGGCTAAACCTGTTTGGCCAAAGGTACAAAATATGCAAGGTAGTCCTCCTACACCATATATCTTGGATGATTTAACCAATTATTCAGATATTGCGGATGCAATTATGTATTGGTATCTAGCTGGTCCAGAAAAGCGTGAAGAATGTGGTCTTGAAGGAAGACTATGGGCAATGAATGAAGGTGGTATTAATAGTAAAAATATGTGTGATCAGTTCATTAAAGCTATGGACTTTACATTAGAGAACTTTAAACCAATTAAAAAGTTTGATATTTTCACCGAGTATGGGTATGATATTAAGAGTCAACCCAACGGAAAAATGGGTATCGATTTACACAAGATCGATGTTGATAAGATCAAAAAAGAAGTTTCATCCCTATGACGATTCAAGTATTAAAGAACGAGACATATCAGTCTACTGACAATCTACCCAAGAAAGGCACTGATAGAGCTACTGGTTTTGATATAGTTGTTACGAGTGAACCAGAAATCGTTGGTGAACAGTATGAGAATGGTGCATACAAACGCATTGACTACATTCAATACAAGACCAATCTTAAGTTGGCAGTTCAAAAAGATCGTCAATTCAGTAACTTTGGTTATAACGATTTGGACTATGACATTCTAGCATTTCCTCGTAGTAGTGTTAGTAAGTATAATCTAGTATTAGCCAACTGTATTGGATTGATTGACGCAGATTATCGTGGTGAAGTATTACTTCGTTTCAAGTATATTTGGCAACCAGAAGACTATAAGATTAGAACTGATAATTTATTGGAAGGATATATCAACTCTACTAAACTCTATAATAAGGGTGATAAAGTTTGTCAACTAAAAGTAACCAAGGTAGAAAATGTTGAGTTTGTTTTAGTAGATGAATTGGATTCTACCAATAGAGGTGACGGCGGATTCGGTAGTACCGATGTTAAAAAAAAAGATAACGTGATGTCTGAATCTAAAAAATCAACCACAATCGAAGAGTTATACGCTAACTCAAACAAATCAGAAACACCCAAAAAATATAGTCAGTTAATTGCAGAAAGAGACAACAATCAATTTAATCAAAAATAATATGAGTAAACCATTATGTTTAATTTCAGGTCCAGTATTTAATCGAAGTGGATATGGCGATTGGGCTACGGCCGTAGCCAAGAGCTTAATCCGTCAGAATAAATATGATGTCAAAATTGCACCCACAAGATGGGGAGCTTGTCCAAGTAAAAGATTCTTGGAAGACTTAACCGATCCAGAAGATAGATTAGTAGCTGGTTGCATTTTGCAAGGAAACTTAAATAAGCAACCAGAACTATTTATCCAATTAACTATCCCAGAAGAGTTTCACCCAGTTGGAAAGTACAATATTGGTATGACAGCAGGCATCGAAACAACTATCTCACCTGGCAGTTGGATCGAAGGTATCAATAAAATGAATCTTACAATTGGTCTATCTGAACACGTTAAGAAAGTGTTTCTTGATACCAAAATGGTTAAACAACACGAAAATGGTCAGAAAGAACCAATTCAAGTAAACAAACCAATCGAAGTTTGTTTCTGGGGTGCAGATACGAATGTTTATAAAAAGACAGATCAATCTGTTGAGACAGTAGACGAATCCTTGAGTAAAATTCCAGAAAAGAGTGCATTTTTATTCGTAGGTCAATGGACTCACGGTGGATTATACAATGATCGAAAAGATATTGGCAATTTGATCAAAACATTCTGCACCGCATTTAAAAACAACAATCCAAATGATAGACCTTGTTTAATTGTAAAAACAAGCGGCAGTGGATATAGTACAGTTGATCGATTTGATATGTTGGATAAGATCAAAAGAGTTAAAAACTCATTTGGTGATGCTTGTCCTAATGTATATCTACTACACGGTGAATTGAATGACGTTGAAATGAATGCGTTGTTGAATCACGAAAAGATCTTGGCACACGTATCATTTACACACGGCGAAGGATTCGGACATCCAATGTTACTAGCTACACTCAGTGGAAAACCTTTATTGGCTCCAAATTGGAGTGGTCAGTTAGACTATTTAAATGAAAGATATGCCAATTTGTTGCCAGGAACATTGGTAGATGTAGATCCAAAGTCCGTTAATCAATGGATTCTAAAAGAAAGCAAGTGGTTTAAAGTTTCTTATTCATTGGCAGAAGACAAATTTAAACAATTGTATTTTGCTCGTAAAAGTGATAAGTTTACTAAACCAGCTGAATTATTGCGTGTGGAGAATGAACAAAAGTTTAGTCTACAAGCAATGGATCAAAAGTTGTGGGCAATTCTTGATAAGTATGTTCCACAATTTGCAACAGAAAATACATTTGTATTACCCAAGTTAAAAGCAATTAATACAGAAAACAAAGAAGAACCAAAGATTGTTCTACCAAAACTAAAAATGTTGTAATATGTTTTTATCATATCTAGTCACCGCACATAATGAAACTGATTGTTTGGATACATTGTTATCTAAACTGATTAGTTATAAAAAGAACAACCACGAAATTGTATTGTTAGATGATTACTCGGATAATCCCAATACAATTTCTATAATTGAGAAACACAAATCATTTGTTAATTTTCAACAAAAGAAATTGGAAAATGATTATGGTGCTCATAAAAATTATGGCATTAGTCTGTGTAAAGGTGATTGGATATTTCAAATTGACGCGGATGAATTGCCAACCGATGTTCTACTTGAAAACATAGATGAATTATTACAATCAAATTCAAACAATGAAACATTGTGGTTACCCCGACTTAATTATTTTGTTGGGGTAACACAACAAGACATTGAAATGTGGGGTTGGAATTATCACGATGGCATGATTAACTTTCCAGATTACCAATCCCGTCTTTATAAAAATCTTCCTCATATTAGATACGAACGAAGATTACACGAAAAGGTTGAAGGTTATAAGTCTTATGCTTTTATTCCTCCTCAAAAAGATATTGCGTTAATTCACAATAAAACGATTGAGAAACAACGTGAAACAAATATGAAATACAACAAAAATTTCAGCCTTAGTGAAAACAAAGGATACGCTGTAAAATAATATGACAATAGATGAATTATTAAAAGACATACCAGATAAATTTGAACATAGTACTACCACTAGTCATAAATTTAAACGTGATGTATTTGAATTTTTTGATAAACCAGAATTCAAAGAAAGTGTTTGTTTAGAAATAGGAAGTAATAGAGGTCACTCAACTAGAATATTAAGTTATCTATTTAAAGAAGTAGTGGGTTTTAACTATGATAATGTTGATATGGCGAGAGAGTTTAATAAAAATAGGCCAAATGTCAGATATTACGCACAAGATGTTTATAACACCACTTTGCCTCTAGATTATGGAGATGTATTTTTTATAGACGCGCAACATACATATTTCGCTGTTATAGATGATACCGTAAGATCACTGAAATTCAGATCTACTAATAATTTAAAGAAGTATTTCATATATGATGATATAGGTGTATTTCCCGAGTTAAGAAAAGCAATGGACGATCTTATAAACAACGACTACATAGAAATAGTTAAACCTATTGGATATGGACCAACAGAAAAATTCACAAGACCGCTATACGATTACGAAGGTTATATATGCATCCAAAAATGAATAACAGAGAACTAAGAAAAAAGTATGGAGATTTTACAAAATCCGAAATTTATACATATCCAGATCATTTCTTTTCCCCTAAAGATGATTTTACTTTGAATATTCAAAACTGGTCTACCTATTTGAGTAAATATGAAAATGTATCTGATCTTTTGTTTTTAGAGGTTGGAACAGGTCACGGTAGATCTGCTGTTTGGTTGTTGGAAAATATTTTAACTCATCAAACTTCAAAAATCATAACCATAGATATTTTGAACACAAGATCTTACAAACGTGGAGATCTTCCATTTGACTTCGGTGATGAATTGACATTATATGTAGATCAAAATCTAGAACCCTATATTCAAGGCAACAAATGTGAATTTTATGAAATAGATTCAAAACTTCTCTTTAAAAAGATGCTGGGTAACAAATTAAATTCAAAATTTGTAACAAATGATCAATTTGAAAATATATTTGATTTCATATACCTAGATGGTTGTCACGAACCAGATTATGTAATGTACGAATCCGCAATGTGTTTTGATCTATTAAAACCAGGAGGTAGAATACTATTTGATGACTATGGATGGGGCAATTGTAGATTTGGCATAGAATCATTTTTAAAATGTTATGAAAGCAAGATAAATCTATTAAGTAAGGGATGGCAAGTATTAATTGAAAAGAAATGAAAATTAAGATCTTAGAATTAGATAAACACCGTAACGAAACAACATTTAGACCGTACATATATTCATCAAATGCATTTCGTGAGTATGGCGTTGAGTTTGTAGAAGACAATAGTAAAGCTGACATTTATTTTGTAGGACAAGCTTCGGTAATAGATAAAAAATTACCATTGAATCAATCAGTTGAAAATGGTGTCAAATTTCTTAGTGAACTTGATAAACCTTATATCTTATTCGATGGTCAAGATTCTTCTACATTAATGGGAGTATGGGACGTTTTCAAACAATTGCCTGGGATAAAATTAGCAAAAAACGTAATTCACAAAAACAAAGAAAGTTATTTAAATCCCCATCCAAATGGTAGATGGTTTTGGGGAGAAGATGTGAATGGTTATAAACTTGATAAATCAGATCTATCTTTACTCAATGACAAATTAGTAAGCAGTGGCACCAATTGGTTAAATACCTACGGATTTGGCTTCAAATGGAATCAAATTAAACCAAATAAAAAATATGATGTGGCTGTATTAATAGGCCTTTCAAAAGAAAATTATGAACACGGAGTACGTACTGATGGATATTATAATCAATCAAGATTGAAACTTTTTGAAGAGGTAAATAAGCTTAAATGCAAAGTAGTTACTACTGAAAAAACAGGTAAGTTAAACAAAGAAGAATATTTCAAAGTATTAGAGGATAGTAAATTTTGTATATCTCCATTTGGATATGGTGAAGTTAACATCAGAGAAATTGAATGTTTGTTAACAGGTACAGTTATAATAAAGCCATCTATACCAAATGTCAAAACAGGACCATATATCTATAATAAAGATTCATCGTGTTTTAATTGCAATAGTGACTTTTCAGATATCAATCAAATAATTGAAAATGCATTAGATGACTACAATAGTATATCTGAACTTATGATATCCAACCAACGAAAAACATTTGATGAAATGGGTTCTCCAGAGTATATCGCACAACACGTAGTTAAAAACATAATAAATTAATATGAGTTTATTTAAAGATCAACATCCAGAAATAATGATGAGTGCGACACAAGTATCGTGCTTTATTAAATATTTAAACAAATCAGATGATGTATTTGAGTGGGGATCTGGTGGTAGCACTTATAATTTTTGTAACTATGTAAATGAATACTATTCAGTAGAACACGATTATAAGTGGTATAATGAAGTTAATAATATTTTAACCAGAAAGAATATTAAAAATGTAAACTATAAACATATATCAAACCACGAAATCATTCTGGATGAATCTTTAGATAAAGAGGCTTCAAATTTGTTAAAACTAACAAACAACGTTGAAATAAAAGACGGAATATATTACTCTAAAACCAGAGGTGGAGATGACTGGCATTGTTATGTAAGATATATAAACAGTATATCTTCATATAATAAAAAATTTGATAAAGTTCTGGTAGATGGTAGAGCAAGAGTTTTTTGTGCTTACAAAGCACTTGACTATATAAAAGACAATGGTATAGTATATGTACACGACTTCAAAGATAGAGTTAGATATAAAACTGTACTAGACTATTACAATGTCGTAGAAGAATGTATTGATGATGGGTGGCCAGGATCCTTGGTGGTTCTAAAAAAGAAGTAATATGATAATCCAGAACAAATATGCAATTGGTGTACACGTAATGTTTTATGAAATTGAAATGTTTAAATCCTATATTGATGGGATATTAAACCTATTGTCTACAGTAGATAATAAAGAAAACGTATATTTAGATTTTGCATTTAACACATCTCAATTCTTTGAAAAAATAGATACATCAAAAACGTCCAATGATGATTTAACTGATAGATTTGAGAAAGAACTGTCTAGACTAAAAGAATTGCCTAATGTTCATTATAAAATAATTAATAATGACAATGAGTTTTATACCCAAACCAATTATAGAAGAGAGTTTAATACAAAATACTGTGAAAAGGTTGATTATGTAATTTGGGGTGAAACTGATAGTTTGTTTCCAAAAGAAGCTATAATTTCACTGGAACAACTAACACCTGTAGTTAGAAAACAAGGACTATACAGATTTATAGCTTGTTTTGCAGATAGAAAGTTATGGGATAATAGTTGGGATGCAACAGTTCATCCTAAATTTATAAATCACGTTTATAATGATAAAGATGTTAACAATATCAATCAAGCCAAGTCTTGTATGTCAATAGAACAAATGAATGCAATTAATTCTGAAATAGAACAAATTGATATACAAACTCTTAATTATCCAAAAATTGATGGTTCTTGTTTGGTGTTAACATCCGACTTAATAAAATGTGGAGTGAATATACCCCCTTGTTTTATTCATAATGACGATGAAAGTTTGTCAATGATGGCACAGAAAATACTAGGGGATAAATACTTACAAATCATCTTTAAAAATGTTTTGAAAGTACACGCACGTAGACATCCTAATAAACGTATGTATATTGACAATGAAAATAACCCAAGAGGATTCTGTGGAAAAGAAAAAGGAGACTGGTGGCAAGTATTCAAGCAAATGTCTCAACACAATTTAAATACTCTATTCCATAATACAGGCAAGTTTTATACTTACGAAGATTTTAAGAAAAACCTATGAATATTTGTTTTATTAGTCAAAACGGTCACGTTGGTAAGATTCCCCGTAACTTCCAAAATTGTAGAACAGAGTTTGCCTGGCAGATTGCACTTAACGCGGATCATCTATCTTTCGATTATATTTGTCAAAATAAAGTACCAACATACGATTTAGCCATCATAATCCTACCAAAGAAATTGGAGATAATTAATACAAATCAGATTTTAGACATTTGTAAATCTATTGGCAAAAAAGTATCAGTGATGCAAGAAGGTCCGGCTTGGTATTATCAAGACTATAAATACGCAGATCAAGTTAACTATATCAACTTCTTAAGTGAAATGAATTTCTTGTTGGTTCACAATAAGAGTGATATTCCATACTTCAAAGGTATATTCAAGAAACCCACATTTAATCTTCAATCTCTTATGATTGAAGATATTGTCAAAGATGTGCCCCGTCAAAACAACCAAATGCCTATTATAGGTGGTAATTTCTGTAGTTGGTATGGTGGTATTGACAGTTACTTTGTAGCACAGAACTTTAATAAACCCATCTTTATCCCTAGTATGGGTCGTAAAATAGAAAATGAAGATCAATTTCCTAGCTTACATCATCTACCATATATGATGTGGAATGAGTGGATACAAGCACTTGCAAATTTTAATGTGGGTATACACTTAATGCGTACTCACGCCGCAGGTACATTCGCCCTCAATTGTGCTTATCTAGGTATACCTTGTATTGGATATAAAGGATTAGATACACAAGAAACTTTGCATCCTGAATTGACTGTGAACATAGGTGAGATTGATAAGGCAAATGAATTATCAATTAAATTAAGAGACGATAAATCTTTTTATAATCACTGTTCCACATCATCTAAAGAATTATATCAAATATATTATACAGAAGAAAAATGGTTACAAAATTGGAATACAATCTATGAGCAAATTAAAGACTAAAATTGGTATCGTGGGAAATGGTTATGTAGGCAAAGCGTTCTACAATTTTTTTAAGAACCACTATGAGGTTTTTATATATGATCCAGCGTATGATTTATCAAACACTAAAGATGACATTAATAAGTGTGATTTAGCCGTAGTTTGCGTTCCAACCCCAGAAAATGAGGATGGCAGCTGCAATACTACTATCGTTGAAGAAAGTATAAACTGGATTCAAACGCCTTTAATTCTTTTAAAATCAACCGTCGAAGTTGGTACAACTGATAGATTGATTGAAAAATTCAAAAAGAATATCGTGTTTAGTCCTGAATTCGCAGGTGAATCCAAACACTGGACCCCAGAAGCTTTCACTAATGATGTTAAACAAACACCTTTCTTTATTTTTGGTGGTAAAAAAGAACTTTGTTATAAAATAATTGAAATTTATACGCCAATTACTGGTCCAAGTAAAACCTACAGAGTCACCGATCCTATAAATGCTGAATTGGCAAAATATATGGTAAATACACATTTGGCTCTAAAGGTTGCTTATTGTAATGAAATGTACGATTTGTGTAACAAACTTGGTACGAATTACTATGAAGTTAGAGATTTATGGCTGTTAGATCCACGTACAACCAAGTCACATACAGCAGTATTTACTGGAGAACGTGGATTTGGCGGTAAGTGTTTTCCTAAAGACACAAAAGCACTTGCTAAACTAGGAGATAAAGTTGGAATGGACTTATCTATATTAAAAGCTGCGATTGTAAGTAATGATAAAATGTTGAAATTAAATGAATAAAAATTGCATCATTATATTTGCCATTGACGATGGTAAATCCAAATTTAATCATAGTGGATATTACAATATAACCAAACAAGCTTGGGAATCATACTGTCGTAAACACAATATTGATTTTATATTTGTTGACAAATTAACAGATAATATCCCACATCCAAAATGGAATAAACATTGCGTTTTTGACTATGTAGAAGGATATGAAAAGATTGGTATGATGGATTTTGATACAATGCCTAATTGGTCTGCTCCAAATTTTTTCGATCAATATACCAACGAATTTTGTGGAGTCATAGATAATGAATCTATTAATTGGTTAGACAATAGTATTAATGCTTATAGAAAATCTTTTAAAGAGTTAGATGTTCCAATATCTTTATGTCAATACATTAATAGTGGCGTTTTATTCTTTACAAAAGATCACAAGTATGTGTTTGAAGAAGTATTAAAGTTCTATAAAAATAACAAACAATCATTAGACAACTGGAATGTACCAAATACAGGTCGTGACCAAACAGTTTTAAACTTAATGATTAACAAGTTGAATGTACAAAAGAAATATCTAGACTTTAGGTTCAATACAATGCGGTTAATTAAAAACGATTGGTTGCAGTATAATTGGCAACTAAATGAAGATAACACTCCGTTTTTTATTAAATATTCTCATATATGGCATTTTACAGGATGTAGTATCGATGAAAGAAACGGTTTAATTAATCAAATCTGGAACCAAACCAAACAATTTTACAAATGAATGTAGTTTATATAATCAATATTGCAACTGATAGGAAGCCAGGTAGAACAGTACCATATAAATTTGGAATTGAGTCTTGGAAACATTACTGTAATAAACATAATGCTAAATTGGTTGTGTTGGAAGAACCTATTCTTCCATATGATGACTTACGCCCCAATTGGCACAAAGTGTTTATCTTTGATTTATTAGAACAATCAAATATTGATGTAGATAAGATTTTAATTGTTGACGCTGATACTATTGTACATCCGGACGCACCAAATTTCTTTGATGTAGCTGAAGACAAGTTTTGTGTGGTTAATAATATAGGATCTTATGATTGGTTGTTTAGAAGTATAGAAAATTACAAAAAATATATTTTCAATAACTACAATTTTGACGTAACCAAATACTTCAATTCAGGAGTGTTAATATTAAATAAAACTCACAAAGAGTTCTTCAATAAAGTCAAAGATTTCTACTTTGCAAATAAAGAAAATTTGGTTAAAATGCAAGAAACGTTTTTTACAGGCACAGATCAACCTGTATTAAATTTTATGTGTCAGATTGAAAACATCGATATGAAGTTCTTGCCATACGAATTCAATATGCAAGATTTACATCGTAGAGAAGCATTGAATGAAAATATGCCTTATTTAAATATGGGATACATATTTCACTTCAACGCTATTCCCAATAACGGAGATAATTCCAAAACAATGTATTGGATGGAAACGACTTATAATAAATTATATGGTACAAATCAGTGAAAAATATCCCACGCTCATTAAAGGTTCAATTGGAGAACAAGCTGTAGATTTAATAAGATTTTTATTACCAGAGGGATCTTCTATTTTGGAATTTGGTTGTGGTGTTACTACTAAGTTGTTATTGACTTGGTATAATGTATATTCAATTGAACATAATATGCAGTGGTTAAATCACCCAAATGCATATCACGTTCCATTGAAAGAATACAATAATACCGATTTTAAAGCACCCAACGATATATCATGCCTTCCGTTTTATGAAAAACAAGTTGCTTGGTACGATCCAAATAAACTATCTGAAGTATTAAAATTGGTACCAAAATATGATCTAATTATAATAGATGGACCAAACGGAAACTACGGTAGAGGTGGCTTTTATACACATCTAGATTTGTTTGACACAAACGCTCATATGGTATTTCACGATCTAAATAGACAAGCCGAGATGGAGCTAATCAAAAAAGTATCTGAAAAGGTTGGCAGACCTGCTTTTGTTTTGGACAATGACGAAAAAACAGGAGTAATAAAATCACTTAATTAAAAAAAATTTCAAGTCAATTCAAATAGTATCTATAATAGAGTATGAAAAAATATAACTTCACAAACAAATTATTCTTAGTTACAGGTGGTAGTGGATTTCTAGGCAAACCACTCGTTAAAAGACTTTTGAACGACGGTGCAAAAGTTCGTGTTCTATCAAGAGACGAAGGTAAATTGATTGATCTTAAACAATCATTTCCATCCATAGAAATTCTCACGGGAGACGTTTCAGATCCATTTGAAGTACGTCAAGCTATGAAAGGAGTTAATGGTGTATTTCACTTAGCAGCATCAAAACACATTGGTATTGCTGAAAAGCAAGTTCGTGAATGTATCAAGTCCAATACATTAGGATCACTTTACATTTTAGAAGAATCGCTTAATTATGAATTGGAGTTTGTAATTGGTATCAGCACAGATAAAGCGGCTCAAGTAGCTGGTGTATATGGTGCTTCTAAATTACTAATGGAACGTTTATTTAAGCAGTTTGAACAGCTAAATCCAAATACAGACTATCGTATAGTTCGTTATGGCAACGTGTTGTATTCTACGGGATCAGTACTATGTAAGTGGAGAGACTTGATTAGCGAAGGTAAAGACTTGATTGTTACAGAACCAGAAGCTACCAGATTCTTTTGGACAGTTGATCAAGCAATTGATTTGATCTATAATTGCTTGGAAAATTGTGCCGATTCAACACCATACGTACCCACAATGAAAGGTATGAGTATAGGAAATCTATTGGAAGCACTAATTCAAAAATATGCTCCGGCTGGATCTAAACCAAATGTTAAAGTTATCGGTTTACAACCAGGCGAAAATAAACACGAAAAGATTCTAGAAAATGGTCCTTATAGCAACGAAGTTGAACAATATACCATCGAAGAAATCAAAGATCTTATCTAATGAAAATATTGGTTATAGGCGGAAATAGATTCGTTGGTAAAAAAGTCGCATATGAACTAAGTCAATTAGCCAACGTTGCTGTTCTTAATAGATCAGGCACAGGTCCAAATAAAGTTAAAGTAATCAAGTGGGATCGTAATGAACCATTTAATATCGAAAATGATTACAACGTTATTCTGGACTTTTGTCTTTTTAAACCAGCTCAAGCTCAACATCTTGTAAATTGGTTGAAACCGAACCAAAAATACATATTTATAAGCAGCGGCGCCGCATATAAAGACGCAAACTGTCTATCATACAACGAAGAAATGTACATTGGTGGTCGATCTGGATTTGGTGATTATGGTGTAGAAAAAGCAGATTGTGAAAATATAGTCAAACAAATAGACACTAACTATATGATTATCAGACCACCATATATTGTTGGTCACGATTGTCCTAGACCAAGAATAAGTTACTATATCAGAAATATACTTAACAATAGACCTGTAGAAGTTGCTGGTACAGGAAATAAACTATTGAGTTTTATATGGGCAAATGATATTGTTAATACATTGGTGGATATGTCTACTACTAATCAATACAACACTAAAGATAGTTACAACATTGTAAACGAAGATGTTTACAGTGCCAGAACACTCATCGAAGAAATAAGTTTGTTTTTAAATAAAAAGGCAAATATTATTGAAAATGGTACTAGTTCACCGTTTATAGACGAACATCTATTGTTGTCTCCTTTGAAATTAGGAAGGAAGTTTAGTAGTACAAAACAAAATCTACCTGAATTTTTCGATTATATCAAATCTACGTTATGAACAAATTATCAAGAACAAAGCCATATATTCCCAAAGAGGACCACAAAGAAATATTAGACAGAGTTGCGGATATTTTAAATACAGAATCGTTGGTTCAGTCCAAGTATGTTTCTGAGTTTGAGAATATGTTTGCAAAGTATTGTGGTACAAAATACGCAGTTGCAACTTGTTCAGGCGGCACTTGTTTGGAAGTAGCACTAAGAGCCTCTGGTTTGGTAGGTAAAAAAATAATTGTACCTACACAAACATTTATAGCAAGCGTTAGTGCAATAGTTCGTTCCAACAATATACCTCTAATTGTGGATATCGATGAAAATACACACTGTTTAAGTGCTGATGTAATTGAAAAGAATTTGGATAAAGATGTAGCGGGTGTAATGTTAGTACATATGGCTGGATATATTACTCCTGATTACTACAACATTAAAAAACTATGTGATAAACACGGCCTTTTATTGTTTGAAGATGCTTCTCACGCAGTAGGGTCTACTATAGACGATCTTCATTCTGGAAATCTGGGATATGCAGGATGTTTCTCCCTATTTGCTACGAAGATTATTACCACAGGTGAAGGTGGAATAATTACTACAAACGATGCAAAGTTTGCAGAAACTTGCAAAACTTTGAGAAATCACGGGGCTGTTAGAAATCCAACACCAGTAAATGGAGTAGACTTTGGTGTGAGTTGTGAATTTATTTCTTCTAACTATAAAATGACAGAAATGGTTGCAGCTCTTGGTATTAGCCAACTAAAAAGAGCAAATGAATTTGTAGAGAAACGTAATGTTATAGCAAAAAGATATAAAGAAAAGATTACCAATCCCAAAATCAAATTTATCGATGTTCCAAATAATATAGTTAATACTTGGTGGCACTACATTATAGAATTGCCAAAATCTACAACTTTAAATGAAAGATCAGAGATTTGTAAAAAACTATTTTTGGAATATAACATACCCACAGCAAATGCTTACTGGCCAGCTTGTCATCAACAAAAAGTATTTGAACCATATACTGTGAATCAAACATATGAATCAGCAGATGGTTTGTTGTCTAGACATCTATCTATTCCTATGTACGTAGAAATGACGATGGATCAAGTTGATTATGTTTCGGATGTAATTAACAAAATTGTATGATTGTAAGTATTCATCAACCAAATTATTTGCCTTGGATGGGATTTTTTGATAAAATAGCTAGAAGCGACATCTTTGTTATTTTTGATAACGTACAGTTTCCGAGAGGTAAACAACATTTTGGACACAGAAATTTAATCAAGACTGATGGCGAACCAAAGTGGCTAACGGTACCATTAAATGGAAAAAGTGAACTCAAAAACTTTGATGAAATAGAAATCAATTATAATGGATGGAACGATAATCATCTAAACTTAATCAAAAATTTCTATAGAAAGTCAAAGTACTTCAATGTATATTATGGCGATTTAGAGTCAATTCTCCGAGTCAACTATAAAACATTATCAGAATTAAACAGTGCTTTGATCAAATATTTCTTAAATGTAATGGAAATCAAAACACAAGTTGTATTTTGTTCTGAAATATGTCCCAAGGAAGTTTCTGGTGGGGATCGTATAATGTATTTATTGAAGAATTTAAATGCTACAAAATATATTTCTGGTACTGGTCCAGGCTCAATGAGATATATAAATGAACAAGAGTTCAAAGATAATAATATAGAATTGATTTGGCAACATTATAATCATCCAAAATATACACAATTATATGGTGACTTTAAGCCATATATGTGTATAATAGATTTATTGTTCAACGAAGGTACAAATAGTAAAAATATAATTTTAAGTTAATATGAAACGTGTAATGGCAATAGGAGCGCATCCTGATGATATTGAATTTGGTTGTGGTGGTACACTGTACAATCACAAATTAAAAGGAGATTACGTAGTATACGTATGTATGACCAACACAGAATCTGTGGACGGTACTAATGGAACGTTATTAAGAACCGCAGAAGAAAATAAACTGGAAACCATTAATGCATCTAAGGTGTTGCAATGCGACGATGTGGAGTTCTTACCGTTCAAAGACTTACACGTGCCTTTTAGTTTTGACTCGGTAAGTAAACTTGAAAGCTTGATTAAAAAGCACAAAGTAAATACAATTTATACACATTGGGCCGGAGATGCAAATCAAGACCATATTTCCACATTCAAGACTACGATGGCAGCCGCTCGATATGTTCCCAACGTATTATGTTATGAACAAATACCTATTTCCAGAATGACAGAGAATCAAATGGATATAAATTACTATGAAAATATAGATAACGCATTTGATAAGAAAATTGAAGCTTCTATGTGTCATAGAAGTCAGATTTCAAAATATGAAAAAGTTGGATTAAATGTAAAATCTAACCTAGAAATACTAGCAAGATTTAGAGGTATACAAGGTCAATGTAAATATGCAGAGGCTTTTAAGGTACTAAAAATGATAAACACAAACCTATGAATATTGAATTTGACGTAACACTGCAGTGTAATTTTAGTTGTCCTAGTTGTAATAGACATAGTAATTTTAATGCATTAACAGATCCATTTGACAAAGATAATGCAGCTGGTCTTAATTACTATGAAAATACCAACGTAACAATGGATCACGTTGATAAATTGATATCCGATTGTAAAAGACAAGGTAAAATTGAAAGAATACATATCATTGGAGGCGAACCACTGACGCATCCAAATATTTCTGATATAGTAGATAGACTACGTGATAATTTGTGGGGAGATCCAGTTCCAAACATTGTTATTATTTCAAATTTACACCCCAAAATGTTAAAGGCGGGTACTTTAGACACTCCAGATCGTGTTATCAAGTATTTCCCATTTGATAAAGTTGATAAGATTAAGTTATCATACATCGATCACATAAGTCCTATTTTCAAATCAATTGCACAATATCTAAATGATAGTCAAATCACAAAAGATCAATTGATTCCCAATCTGGATAAACTGGTATTTGAAATGCCAAATCAAGTATCACTGACAGAGTTACTATCAAAAGTAAACTTTTTCAGAGGCATACCAGTTACTAATTTCACCCCACTAGATGAAAAAGGAGAAATACATCGTTGTAGCTTAGTGGCTCCATATGATTCTGGTCAAGAAATGATTCCACAGTGCAATATTCCAAATAGATGTGGTGTGAATTATTCATTTGATGGATATTGGCCTTGTTCAAATGGATCTGCTATAGCGAGATTGTTCAAATTAAATGGATACAACCGTAAAGATTTGCCTGATGATTTTACAGATTGGTCCGGCGTAAATGAAAAAGGCAACGCTGAAATTAATAAAAAATCAGGAATGTGGGATATGTGTAAAATGTGTCAAGTAGCTGCTAAAAATAAATTAGCAGAAAAAGATCACGGACGACCAATCTCTATTAGTTACAGAAAAGCACTGGGGTTGGAAAAATCAGATGAATCGTTATCAGAATATGTTATCGAAAAACATTCAAAGAGACTAGCAACTGCAGCTATTCTAAAAGAAGGTATTTGCGTAGACGATAAATGTACTTAATATGATACTCAAAGTAAATCCAGAATTTGGCATTGAATTGGCACTAGCTATACCTTTTGCTTATTGGTTACATCAAAACAAACAATTGGATGGTGTAGTTACTAGTAAAGGAATGAAACCATACTATTTCTTCTGTGACAATGTAAAAGAAGAATTTCTAACCAGAACAATCGATAATGATCTGGCGTTAGCAGAAGTGCCAAATAAATGGATTCACCATAACTCACTAGCAGTTACAGGCAAAGAATATCACCATCTAACAACTGAAGAACAAGAACAAGTTAATGGTGTGTTGGATTACACCAAGTGGTCTAGTCCTCCTTTTAAAGAATATTATCAAAACGACGAATATAAATTTGATAAACCCGTGGTATTTATCACAAACAAATATAATATGGAACACGGAGAAATTCCTCTGGGATATTTTAACATTCCTTGTTTATATGAAATGTTTGATTATTTTAAAGAAAAAGGATATCTTGTAATATACAAGAGGGCTACTAATAAAGAAAAAGAATTTACTATAGACCAAAACGAATACAATTCATTACAACAAGGTTACCACGATATTAAAGCTAATGTAGAAGGAATTGGAACTATAACAGACTTTGAATTGTGCAAATATTTTGATAATGTAATTTTAATAGACGATTTGGTAAAACAATCAAAGTATAGTTACAATGAAACCCAACTTAAATTAATGGCAAATTGCAGCAGATTTGTTACAGTTTGTGGCGGAAATTCAATATTATCTTCACTTTTTGGAGGCACGGTTATTAGTTATATACATAAGGGAAAAGAATTACGCCCTAATTACTTTGGGCCTAATAGTTATTTCCGTAAGCTTTCAAACGCTAACGTTATTCCTGTAATAGACAAAAGTGTTGTAAAGACAGGAATCCACGATTATAGTGAATTGATACATCAAATAAAAATACAGTTTTAAATATGAAAATTAGTTTTATCCAACCCAGCAGAAACAACTTAAAATATCTTAAGTGGAGTTACGAAGCTATTCGTAAAAATTTAAGTCATAAAGAACACGAAGTTTGCGTAGCTGACGATTTTAGTAACGACGGTACCTTGGAATGGTGTAAAGAAACCGCAGCTAAAGATCCATACTTTAAGTTCATACGTAATCACGGACCAACCAGATTGGGTCACACAATTCTATACGACCGTCTTATAAATGAAGTTGCTACCAATGAGGTTGTGATGATCTATCACGCTGATATGTACGCCTGTCCTAACTTTGATAAATATGTTGAAAAATATATTCAACCAGGCACAATCGTGAGTCTAACTCGTATTGAACCACCTTTACATCCTCCCGGACCAGAAAAGATCGTTCAAGCATTTGGAACTGAGCCAGAAGAGTTTAATGAAGCTGGATTATTGAAATGGTTCAATGATACCCGTTTGACCAGAAAAGATAAAACCACAGAAGGAATCTTTGCGCCATGGGCCCTTTATAAGAAGGATTTCCAGTCAATTGGTGGTCACGATGATCTTTATGCTCCTCAGAGCAAAGAAGATAGTGATATCTTTAACCGTTTCCTATTAAATGGATATAAGTTTGTACAAACGTGGGAGGGATGTGTATATCATATGACCTGTAGAGGAAGTAGATATAATCCAACTCTAACCACAGTTGGCAAAGAAAGCGACGAATGGTTGGCACAAAACAATCGAAGTGCCAGAAACTTTATTCGTAAATGGGGACACTTTGTTAAACACAATGATACTATGAAGCCAATTGTGCCAAAACGTTATGATGTTGGATTTGTAGTACGTAACTGTGACGAATACAAATTGGCTTTGTTGGAACCTTGGTGTGACACCATTTATACCGATGTACCATATGACCGTTATATTAATATCGAACAGAAAAATACCAAGTTTGATTTGAATAAAAAACTCAAACGATATGAAGTACCAAAAACAAATGATATCATCGTAGAGTTTGATGCAACTAAGTTATCAAATGAAAGTTTTGAATTTTTCAATATGATTCAACTGATGTTAGAAGATAGCGGTCAAATAGGCACTTTGGAATTTGACATCTTCAAACTACATATTAATAAATTACAAGATTATAGCAAACAATTAATTGAAATAAAAGACGAATGGTATAACAAAAAATTGTTATGAAAAAATTGATAGAAATTTGGAAAAATACGTTCTTAAAGTATTTTGATATAAATCAAAATGGTAAATTAGATCATTTGGAAATAGTATTTTTCTTATGTTTATTAATTGCGTACAACTTGTTTTTTCAAATATTGGGTAATTACATTTACGATCTTATAAAAAAATGAACTTAACTGATTACAATATACCGCTTATATTTTGGGTATCATTCATTTTGGTGATTTGGTTAAACAGCGATATAGTACATACAATCGCTAAATTAACAAACACTAAACGTCTGTTAAAAATAGATGAATATCAATTGTATAAATCAACCGTGGATCCGATGTCAACATATCCCAATTTTTTATATGCTGAATACCCAGGTTATTTTACTAAATTAATAAGTTGTGTGATTTGTTTGTGTTTTTGGTCAAGCTTATTTAGCGTGGGTATATTATTGTTAGTTTTAAACTATCCGTTATACTACGTGATTCTGTTGTTTCCAATTAACTACATTTGCAGTTTGTTTTTATATTTAATAATAAATAAATTATTATGATTATAGGAAGTTTTGTTGCATTAAACAATTTGGTATCCAAAGATAATATCGGCGCATTTGCGCCTTTAACAAATTGTATACAAACATTTGATAAAATCTGTTCGTGTCAAAAACAAAGAAAAACACTAAAGCACGATGAATGTAATAAAATTTACATTAATATAGTTACAGCCGTAGCTCCTTCTTTGGTTGATTACTTTAAAACAAAAACCACTGATGAAGAAATTATATTCTATCACAGTGGTCATAATTTAATTATGAAACTCAAATTGCGTTAATAGCATTCAACGCATTTAAAACGTTTTCTCTGATGTAGGGATACTCCTCCAATATACATCCGTTCAATTTATCACTACAATCTTCCCATTCAAAAGCGCAATCTGCTTTTGCTTTTACTTTTGGATCATTGATCATTTCGTGATCGTTTGGAGCTGAATTATAAATCTTAACTATTTTGTTTTTACTAAACCTTCTGCCTGAAGGTACAGGTTCTTGTTTGTATTTGGTAATATGAACTAACTTACCACTTTGTTTTTGTTGCAACCAAGTACATTCATCTTGTGGATACACATCGTATCTGATATCAGTTATAAAAACCACATCTGCAGTAGATTGTTTAATCTTTTCTTCAATTTTACCAGTCCAATATCTACCCTCAGATACCTTTCTCATAACATCGCCATAAGCAACCAATAGTGGTCTAATAATATTCTTCTCATTGGTGTTCTCTGTAAATACATCAATGCCCACCTTGGACTTGATAAGATCTTTTAAATCGTTTTTCAACTCATATGCCAATGCATACTTTTCGGTTTTGAGACCTTGTTCAGTCAAAAGTTTTTGAGCAACAGTAGTAAATAAATCTTTACCACTACGAGCAAATCCAGACACACCTATAATTTTCATATTATTTAAATAAATTCTCCACTTCTTTCTCGCTATATCCAAAACCTTGAATCAGCTCACATAATTCTTTTAAGTTGTTGTCAGAAGCAGTATAAACACTATAATAGTCTATTGCATCACGTTTGCCAATTTTATATTTGTCACAGATGCAATCTAGTATTGTATTATTAATACCCTCGGTACTATTCTTGATATACTTACAGAACTTTCTACCTTTTGGTACTAAATCAATCAATACTTGATAAAATTGTTCTTCTGGAATGTTCTGAAAATGTTTGGATATAAAAGATACTTCTTCTATAATATCAGCATCCATACTTAAGAATCTAATCAACATATATTTGTTGAAAGACTTCTTCTCCTCTTCAGAAAGAGAAGTGTAGTAGTTTTTGTTTTTTACCTCCCGAATATGATTTACATGATCAAATAAACCACGAACTTTAACTTTGTTTTCGGATGTTTTCTTTGCTTTCATTATTCAATATTCTACTACGTTTTGCCAAAACTTCAATGTCTTTTGATATTTTATTATTTTTTAAATTTAATAACTCCAATGCATCAACTGTGAGAATTTGGTGGTCATCAAATTTTCTTAATAATTTAATAAACAGATAGAAATTGAAAAAAGAAAATATGGCTACTATTATGAGTAGTAGCCATATCAATACTTGACTATTAAAAATATAACTCATACTTATAACTATTTACAAGTACGAGTTAACATTTATTTCAAATTAAGCCTTATAAGCAGTGCTCAATACTTCACGTAGAGCATTGATCTGACGACCGGTTAGGTCAACTCGGCTATTACCAGCACGTAGAGTCAAGCGTGAGGCCTTCTTAGCCTTAGCGACTGGAGTGGAGAGATAAATCTCAACACCAGTGGTGTTATGGCCTACGAAGTTAGTCTTGTTACGAGCATTTGTACGAGTATACATATTATTTCTTTACTTTCTTTTTTTGTTTGTTTTTTGTTTCGTTAGTTTCATCACTAACTTAAATTTATCTTACCACCCAATCACTAATCTGTCAACAACTTTTCAATCAAATTTTGAATTCTTTTTCAAACCGTTCAATAGCATAATCCTTAGCTTTGAACTCAAACTCTACATCAACGTCATTTTCAAATAGTTCTTTATGTAAAATATATACATAATCTGAATGTGCTCGATCTGTTGGATCAGACCTGCCATTACTGTAATGAAATAATGGTTTATATTTACCCCAAGTTTCCATACACATTAAGATGGCTTTTTCGGGAGAAATATTTTCTGGATTATTCAATCTAAAATGATGTGAGTCATAAGTAATAGGGATTCCTGTTTTTTGATAGATCAGATCATAAAGCTTAATCAATCCCCAACTATTGGGTTTATCTTCTAATTCAAGAACGAGACGAGACTTAACATTTGCAGGAAAATCATTGTATACATCAATAAATCGTTTAGCAATATCCTTGGTATTGCCTTTGTAACAATTCATATGAATATTGATTGGAGATTCATATGACTGCGGCAAACCAAACAAATCCATAATTGAAGCGTGGTTTTTTAATTCCACAATAGATTTTTCCACCACAGACTTGGTAGCACTTGCTGGTACAACAAATTGATCCGGATGTGTACTACACCGAACATTGTATTTTTTAATTATATCAGCCGCAATTTTAAATTCTTGCGCAATTAGATTGTAATCTGGCAGAATATCAAATGACAAATTTGCTTCGGGTAAAGTCGCTAAAGGAAACAAGTCACTACTAATTCGATAGTTCCAATTTCTAATACCGCAAAATTCAATAGTTTTGCGTGTAACAACCACATTGTTAAGTGTACGTTTTGAAACGGTAGATAAAGCTTCTTTTCGTTCCAAAGCAAGAAATTTAGTTTTGGTCATCGTGTTAGCTCTAACACTTTGTTCTTGCAGTTTGAGAGAAATACAACATAGAGATTTTTTCATTCTATGTTATCTTACCAGCACATTTATAATAAGTCAAGTCTTAAGTCCACGGATACAAAGGCAACTTATACTTGGTACCGCCTATCATTATTCCCACATATCCAGCAATTGGACTTCCAGCACCACTAATAAACATAGAATTTGAACCAGTAATAGCATTAAACAATTGCAATGTACCGTTTATCAAAAATTTATCATCTACACGCCCGCTACTTCCTGTTATTTTAGCAAACCCAGCATATCCACCTGTTATTTGAGTAAAACCAGCATAACCACCACTAATACTACCAGTAAATTGGTTGGCTGTAAATTTTCCTGTTATTTTGCCATTGCTACCACTTAATTTATTAAAATTAGCTCTACTACCACTAATACTAGATGTTATTGAAGTTGCGATAACTCTACCAGAAATTCTAGCAGAAGAACCGCTTAATTTGTTAAAGTTAGCTCTGCTGCCACTAAAACTGCCTGTAAAAGATCCTGTGAAATTACCTCTTACTTGTTTGGAATAAAAATGAGAATAACTTCCAGGTGCGCCGGTACCAATTTTTATTGTAGTAGCAGAACTAGCAAAATCTATTGTTGTAGGTGTACCCAACAACAAAGGTGAAGCATTGGTACTATCAATATCACCGCCGGCGTTTATACTACCGTTAGTAGATAACGTATTTGAAGAAGCATCATATGACAACGATGTATCTAATCCAAGAATTTTCTGACCACTACCATTTGAAAAAACCAGATATTTAGTACCACTTGCAGCAGATTGATCTTTAATAAAATTGCTACCACTGAAACTACCTGTGAAATTCGTAGCAATTACTTGTCCCAATTTGGTTACTTTGAACTTTGTAACACTCCCAAGTTGCAAATCTATTAGTTTACTTGTACTATCTGATGGTCCAGCGTCCGCTACATTCATCTTTATCGCAGTCTGATCTCCAGACCCGAATGTAGCGGTCATTGCATTGATTGGGGTATTCGCCATAAATTACTTTTATAAATATAAATAGTATATGTATAAAGTAATTTATAATATAATAATTCTATCTACCAACTTCTTTGAAATAGGTATCTTTAGCCTCTTGATAAGACATTCCCAACATTTGGTTATAAAAATGTATCGTACTCTTTAAATTTGATTCACTATTTAGCTTTTTATATCGTTCTATAGCCTTTGGTCGCCACCAATCAATTACACCTTGCATATCACGTTTAAACAGATCTTTCATTACCAATTGATCGTCGTTGATCTTGTTTTGTAGAAAGTCCTTGGTATTTTCATAAAAACAACTATAGTATACCCCACGTTCATATCCGTGTTGATAATTGCTTTGTTTGATACAGCATTTGCTAAATATCATACTCAAAATACGAGACTTAGCACCAGTAACAGGTCCACTTACTCCTTCTTTCTGAGTAAGTGCCTTGTCATAAGCCGTAACATCAATGTCTTTTAACCAATCGTGCCAAATTTCATAAATATTATCATCTGGTTTAATTGAAATTTTCCCAGCGCTACTGCCACATTTATGCCACCATTTTAAACTGTTATACATACTGTAACTACCATATAAACTGGTAGTTGTCATACCCACTAGTGTTTGATTATATAACTTTTGCCAAATATTTCTAACAGTACTAGTAGTAATCATAGCAGCTACTAATTTACCACCAAGAAAATTATAACCAATTGGTTGGGTACTCATAATACAACTACCAATAGCACTGTGAGCTAATCTTTTATCTTTGATCTTATTATCAGCTGTCCAACCCAAATAATTGTCACGATCAGTAATAGCAATTACATCACTAGAAACACTAATACATCCAATATATTTTGGATTGTCAACATTTCCATCGGTTACAAGAAATTTTATAAATCTACCTGGAGTTTGATCAAATGTCATAGTATGACCAAAAATACGAAGAATAGTCCAATCTTCATTTTGCTGATCTGTTTCAACATAAACCAAGGTGGGATTGATATTTTCTATATCTTTAATAGTCAAAGACACATCGTTAATATCAGTTGGAGTCCAAATCTTAGCTTTAATAATATTAGCCTTATTCGCCAAGTTTTCGCATGTTTGTATCTCTAACCATTTTTTGTAAAAGGTCTGTTCTTCCACAGACATAGATTTTAAGAAATTAAGATTGTCTATGAGTTTCTTTTTATTTCCCTCAAAGTCAAAAGCTTCTATTCCAAAAAATTCTTGTAATGCATCCATATTATTCGGTTTTCCGTACAATCAATTTAAATTTCAAAGTCAATTCGTTTTTAGATGAATTAACTTCTTTTATTTCCCACTTTTCTTTTAACGTATCCAAATACAAATTGGTGCCGTTATCAACATATTCTACAGGCTTTTTATTATCTAGTAAATCTTTTTCTTCGTATACCAAAAAGTTTTTTCCTTTTTTATCTAAATAAATTAGTATTTTATCTCGTTTCATATCAACCTATAAATAGAAATGCCGTATATCTAATCACTGATATACGGCATATTATCACTAATTATATAGTTTTATTATACGTTTACTGAATTTGTCTTTGTTGTATCAACTTCAACTACAACAACTGATTCCTTGGTAGAATTAATATTCACCATCTCTACAAGCAGTTCACGATTCAAATGCACACCCTTAGATTTAGCATCTTCAATAATAGATGGGGTAATAGATCCAAATACGTGAACCAACGTTGGGCGACCCTTTCCGTTTGGCAATACACCAATTACACTTACTTCACCTCTTTTAATCGCCTTCTTTACCTTATCACGCAAACTAATTGCGACGATATCTGCATTCATTGCGTTTAATTCCTTGATTGTAAAAATACAACTTGGATAGGTTACTGATTGGTTTGTCTTATTCTTTCGATCTGTCTTTTTCATATTTTATCCCTTCTTGTTTGTTATGTGATAAATTCCTACGTTCTTATATTATAACACGTTTATATTATATGTCAATAGCATCCATCATCTTTGTATTAATGGTATTAACAATCTGATTTAGATTTTCTACATTGATGAAATTAGCGTCTTTGCCATACATAATTTTAAAATTATTACGATACGTATCACAATCATATTCAGATACGAAGTATGAAATAACATTATAACCACTTTCACGAATTTTATTTACTTGTTTACGTGTATGATTACAACCTTCCGCACCGGAATAATGGAAATAAAAACCTCCTGGAGCACTATAAATAAACGCTGGTTCACCGTCACTAATATTAACAAAATAACTATTTGTGTTGGTACTAGCTTTAGGCAAATAACGCATTAGTGCCTCAAAACACAATCCTTCAGGAGTTGTATGTACTGGTGCTAGATAAGCAAATAGATTCTTAATCTTAGAGAACTTATCCACACGTGAGTCATAAGCAATTGCAATATATGGATTGTGACCACTTGATGTTCTAAAACTAATGGTAAGTTCAACGTTATCAATCATAGATGTAGCTTTTGCTAGAGCAACACACAATTTAATTGTACGATTCCATTTTTTACCCCTCATACTTGAGCTAGCATCCACACTAATATGGAAGTTAACCTTCTTATACTTCGTAGTAAAAGTATTATAAAAGATATTGGTATCAGTATCAAATCCAAGTTCGTGCATCAAACGTTTATCAATCTTACCCAAATTACGACGGGTAAACTTATCAACATTAATTTCATTACGAATTTGTAGACGGCGACCTAGTTTAGTACCCAATACAATTCCAGCATCAACATTCTTCTGATAATCAGAATGAGTTTGATAGTTGTTTTTGCCAATTGTCATTGGAAATTCCTCAGACAAAAGCAACTCTTTGGTCATATTCTTAACAAAGATACACTCAACACTTCCAATAATACCTTTTGACTTAAGCTCTTCTTGAGCTACAGGCACAAGATCAATCTGACTCTTTTCAAGAATATCAAGCAAATCTTTTTCACGCTTGGTCACTTTCTTCTTCTTAAGTTTACCGGCAAGAAAATCCTTCTGCTTTTCAAAAGACTTAGCAATCTTTGTCTTCTTAGATTTGCTGAGATTATCATCTTTACCAATATCAGCAGTAACATCTTTATTATCAGGTGTTACAGTTGATTCGGTGCCTCCAAGAATATCTGCAACATCAACATTTGATTTAGATGAATCTGAACTGTTCGATGGCGCACCGCTATCAGAATCAGCTGACAATCCTTCTACTTTTTGAACAGATTTATCTTCATTTTTATGTTCATTGATATTCTTGAACACAATTTCAGCAATATTATAAGCAATAGTCAACCGATCTTTTGGAGTGGTCAAACGCTTGATATTTGATAGATCAAGTTGTCTAGCAATATCGTACAATCCAGGCAATGCCTTCAAAGAAGTATCTGGATTTGTAAGATTGATAATACGAAATATATATGACTCAATGCTTAGTGTACGATATAAATCGCTGGTCAAAGCATCTGAAATTACTTTGTTATTAAAGTACTCATCGTACAAAGCATCGTAATATCCACGGTAGCCAGGAGCATTAGAATGTACCGTATAATCAATATAACGATCTTCTACATAATTTAAAATGGTCTGACAAATCTTACCCACTTCATCTTTTGAAATGTTTAACTTTTCACTGTAGCCATAGATCTCCCGTGGCACATTCATCCATACAGTCTTAAACAATTCAAAATCAGAATATTTGATGTGGCTGCCTTCGTGTAAGGCTAGTCCGACAGCCACATCAAAATTATCTTTCTTGGTAATATCGCTACTGATATAAACAACCTTACCATCAGTGCAATTTACCGAATTATCATTGAACAATACAGGTACATTCTGATTGGTCAGAATACTAACATAGTTAGCGACAGCACGACGAGCTGATGACAAACGAATCAGTCGGGCCGTATTCTCAGAAAGACGGTCTTCAGCAGCAATATCTGCATCCAAACCATTTTCTTCTTCAATAGCCGCATCAAGTTCATCTTCCCAATCCCACTCGTAATTGTTATCCTTCAACCAGAAGTCACTGTAGTTACTCATAATAATTTGTTTTTAATAATTTAACTTAGAAAGGAGGCTGATCACTCTTTAGTGGATCATTAAATAGCTTATCCTTTGATTCAACCTTTACATACTTTTGTACCAACTGACGAATGTAGGTACGTTCACTGTCAACACCGCCATCGTCACTGAAGTTAGGATAGATGGTTGTTTCTGCGATTTCAAGTAAATTAAATCCGTCAACAATTAGTTCAGCAATTTCAACTGTACTACGTGTTGGAATAAAATTGGTTAGCTTGCTATCATCCTGCTTTACTTGCTTACGTGTGTGTTCAGCAATTTCACAAACAGCCTTCAAGATACCAAGATGATCTTCGGTATTCAAATTGAACCGATTCTTAAGAAGATTATACTCACTGTCCTTATCAAGTGGGGTAACCTCAATCTTAACTGGAAAACGTGACAATAGAGCACGATCCATTACACGGGTAGCGGTGTACTCGTTACCAACGTTGGCGGTAGCAATAAATGTAACACCATCAGCTACCTTTACAACTTCACTGTCTTCCTTTTCATCCAAACGAAGATAACGCTGTAGATCATCTAGAACAGTCATTAGAATATTAACACCATCGTGATGACTACGGCTAATTTCGTCAAGAAGAATGATGGCATTAGGAGTACGAATAGCTTTAATAAAAGATGACTCCTTGAATAGAGTACCAGTCTTTTTATCAAAGTGAGTATTACCAATCAAAGCACTACGAGCATCTTGCGTAGCACCCAGATTAAAATAGAAGAAGTTATCTTCTCGACCAATAGCTTTAGCTACAGTTTGAGCAGCAAGAGTCTTGCCACAACCAGTTGGACCAAGAAGCAGAATGTTCTTGCCACGAATAGCACTGCGTACCATATACTTCCACTTCAGATCATCCATAATCAATGAACTGGGACGTAGATTAACGCAAGTATCCAAATATGACTTGATATTGAAGTCCTTGCCAGTAACCAGATTTAGTGAATTTTTATTTTTCATATGTGTTTCTTACCGTAAAATCATCTTACCACGGATTTATAAGAAGTCAACACCAAAAATAAAAAAACCACCTGTTA